TATTCTGCTCGATCTTAGATCGCATGTCACGGAGACTATCATACTTCTCCTGCCATGAAGATTGGTCTGTAATACTCTCAGCAAGCGCACCCATCGAGTGATTGTTTTCTTCCTGACGCTTATTCAAACTTACGATGTTATCTTCGTTGTTATTAAACTTTGTGTGCAAACTTTTAATAACGCCATCCTGCAACTCAGTGAGTTTGTGGATAGATGCACGTTGGTGATTCAATTTTGTCTCACAAATCTCCAGCGTGTGCTTACATGATGTGAAATTCTCCTTATTATCCTTGACTCTATCCTTCAGGATAGTATTCATCTTAGAAAAGATTTTGATGTCCAGCAGGTCTTCTACCACCTCTCTCCTATGTGTGGCAGGAAGTTGCATGAAAGGCACAAATGTGCTGCTACCTAGGATAACAACCTGTGTAAATGACTTATAGTTAAACTTAAGGATACTCTGCTCAAGATACTTCTGGTAGTCCTTCTGAGCAGCATCTTGATCAAGCAGTTGTCCGTTTCTAAGGATCTTAAAGATGCCTGGTTTGATGCCCCTGATGACATGGTAATTTACTTTACCAATAGAGAACTCAACCTCTACACAGCACTCCTTCTCATTGACGCTGTTGACCAGTTGAGACTTATTAATTTTACGAAAAGGTTTATTAAATAGCACAAAGCACAGGGCATCCAGCATAGTGGATTTACCTGCACCGTTAGACCCAATGACAAGTTGCGACTTAGATTCGTTAAGTGTCATTTCCGTAAAGGTATTACCTGTACTGAGGAAATTCTTCCAACGAATCTTTTCAAATACAATCATTCTTGTGGGGGCGGAATAACAAATTCATCAGCATCAATAATGGTAAAACGATACCCGTATTGATGACAGTTTTCTTTGACAGTATCTTCGTCTACCTCCGTGACCGAGAGGTCACGAGGGTATTCGTCTGCCTTCAGTAGCATATAATAGCGTTCGGCGTCGTCCTTGTCAACAAACAACTGGACAACGCGGTCTACTGCCACATCATCTCTGACAGCATAGACTCCACCTGATTTATTGTCAGTCAGGACAAACATTAGACCTCCAACGCTTCCACATATAGGGATTTTAAGATGCCAAAAATCTCATCGTGATTTTTATACTCTGAGACACATGATTCCAGGATAGAAAGAGTGTCTTCAACCTCAATCTCTTCATCAATTTCACCCAACTCTTGAGACATGTCTTCGACAATCTTCAAGTCTGCCAGGTCAACCTGCTGAAGCTTCCTTATGCACCGATCAAACTTAACTTGATCTTTCTCTTCTCCTACAACCAGTTTAACGTATGTCCCTTCCAACTGTGGGAAGGTAGAGACATCAATATCATCGGTGTAGTAGACCTTACTAAAAGTATTATAGGGATTTGCAACGAATTCCATTGACAAATCATCTGTATTTAGGACGTGGAATCCACGTTTATACCCATAATCATTCCAATACAGTTGATAAGGGTTACCCAGATACTGGATAGGACCTTGCTTACTCTTCATGTGATAGTGACCAGAGCATGTCAGGTCAAACTTCTCAAAGGGAGAGCGATCAATACCATGGTCCATCTTGAGACCAGGGATAACTTCAAACCCATTCAACTCAAGGTGTCCTAAGCATACAGATGCTTTAGATGCCTTGACCTTTTTCATGATATGGTCCTGGTTTTCAGGACAAATCCATGGTAGGAGGAGGAAACTTCTACTGCCAAACTTCTTAGCAGTAGGTTCTGTAATGATCTCGATGTTGTTGTAGTCACCTAGCAGCAGATCAGGTGCATTTACCTTGAGAGTATTCTTGTAATAGATGTCATGATTACCGATGAGCATAGACATACGGATGCCTCGCTCAGCAAGTGGATCAAACCACATCTCTCGTGCTGCTTCTAATGAATTAAAATTCACATACTTTCGACGATCAAAGGTATCACCTAAGCATAAGACCTGAGTGATACCTTCTCTGTCGATGTAAGGGAGGACTACATCGTGGTAAAATTTTCTATAAAGTTTTTGAAAGAATTGATTGTCATTTCTGACACCAAAGTGCTGATCAGTTATCAGTAGGATTTTCATTCCTTTTACCATTTTCTAGATCACGAAGTCGTTTGCGGTAGTAACCGCGCTCATTCTCATCACGGCAGGGATTGTCCCTCTGCTGGGCATCGTGAAGTTCGTCAAGTCCGTCTTTCTGTGTCATTAGAGTTTTACTCCAGCGGTTGCGTTTACTACTCGTGTGTATAGATGGAGAGTGTCATCTTGCAGACACTTCAGATGCCATCTTGTTGTCTGAAGGATACCTTCTTTGGTAGCACCAGTGAGAAAGTTTGCCCCTAGAGGATTCTTTAGCACACTGGTGTAGAGACCGTATCTGGTTTCCTTAATATAGAATGCATCATCGATCCATTCTACATCATCAGGGATGTTTTTCTCAATCGTGGGATTATCTCCCAACGATGAAGCAAGGGTGGACTTTGGCATGGAGTTAGTTACGCATGTTGGTTTCGATGCGACTCTTGATGGAATTCATGTCAGCGTGGTTGTCGTTGTCATCTGAGTGGAAGACCTGATCGTAACCGTTCTTCTCGATCAGTTTATCACGGATATCCATCTGACGCTTTTCCTTAGCAATTCGTCGCAAAAACGCATAGTAAACGATTTGCGTGAAATATGCAAATGGATTCTTGCTCTTGGCAGGATCGAAGTTATCGATATACTGGACGCAATTCTCTACACCATCGGAGATCATGTCCTCCTTATACATGTAGTTAATAAAATTAGGTCTGTATGACAGGTGGGTAGCAATCTTCAAGAAGCAATCACCTAGGTAATGAGTAATCCTAGGCTTCTCTTTATCTTGTATCTTGGCAATCTCAACTGCTTCTCGGTACTTAACGATCTCCACAAGAAACTTTTTGTTATCAACGTAGTGTTGTTTTTTCTTAGGAGGCATTAAAGTCATATTTAATTTTGCTCACAAATGCATTATAAAGGTTTGTATCCCATAAGTCAAGCTTGACAACTCTAAGAATAATCATTATACTCAACCATGTAAGGGTTGGAAACAATACTACTTAGAGTTCTTCCACTGATCCTCTAGTTTCTTTCTCATCTCTGAGACTTTACCGATGAGACCCATGTTTTCATTCATGGGGACACCAGGATCTGCTTCTCTATCTAGTTTACCGTCTTTCCTCCACCACATTTTATACATCATGATTGCCTCAGTGGACATCGGGGCGATGGTCATGATATCTGGCTCTTGAATAATGTAAAACTCTTCATCTGACCAGAGCATCCACTTAGTAAATCCTGCTGCTAGTCCCATCTCACCATCAGGTTTCTCTATAGGAGTGAGTGTAGGAGACAAAGGGTCAGATACATACACCATTGTGCAGTTGTCTTCATTCGTGGCGATCATTGTACCCATTACTTCCTCACCAGATACTAGCTTGATGATTCCGTAGAATTCATTGTCGTGACGGATGTAGTTAATCATTGTCGTAAATTTACCTTAGTGATTTCATAATCAAATTTCTCTTCCTCATAGATTTTCAATCTTTCAATGAGGTGACGGAGAGTATAATTGTGTCTATTACCTCGGGAGCAATCATCAGCAATGTCATACAACACTGCCTGTGCTTTGTTATCTCCCTTTCGCAAGACACGTCCAATGGACTGGAGGTTTCTTACTCGTGATTTGGATGGACTCGCAAAGATTACATTATGTAGGTTGCGAATGTTAATGCCTGTTGAGAATGTTCCGTAGGATGCAAGGATGATTGCGTCTTTCTCCTGCTCACATATCTTGCGAGCCTCTTCTCTTTCAACAGCATCTACACCACCATGAATAAAGAAGATCTTTCGATCTTTGCTCACCTTAGTATTTAGCATCTCCCACAGAGGATCACCGTGCTTCTCGATGTAGTTGAATAGGATGAGTGTATTGCCACCTATGTCTTCTGCTAGGTTACAAATTAGGTTATTTCTCTTGGGATGTGATACTATATAATCCATCTCTTGCTGATAGGTATCGAATGGCACATGACCATGCTGCAACAAAAGACATTTCACTTTCAATGGAGTCAACTGTCCTTTCTTCATTAGATCGACAGTGGTTGTTACCCTATCACAGCGTCCAAATAGACCCTCCAACACCAACTGATGACTGTACATACCATCTAGGGTCCCTGTCAGCCCGACACGATAGCGAGCATCGTGACACTTATTCAAAATACCTGACAGACTCTTCGCCTTATACAGGTGTGCTTCATCACCAATGATTACATCAAACCTCTCAAAGAATTTCTTAGGTTCCTTGTAGATACTCTGCCATGTGGAGATGACGACAGGTGCTTCTACATACCTCTCCTTTCCACCCATGATTTGATGGACATAGTGATCTGCTTGCCACCCGTAGTCTTTGAAGTCTTGCGTTAATTGTGAGACTAGAGAGACTGTAGGTACAATGATTAGGATCTCTCGCTCCGCTTTAAGGTGCCAGCGGACTAGACCATAAATGATCAGCGATTTTCCAGATCCTGTAGGCGAGAGTAGTAACTTGCGACGCTGCTTAATTGCCGTGAAAAGTGCTTTGAGTTGGTAGTCGCGAATCTTAAATGGCAGTCCCAAAGATCTAACAAAAGACGCCACTGATTCTGGTGATACATACTCTTCCTCCTCATTGGGTAGACCAAAGAATTTGCTATCTTGGATAGCATACTCGTATCCTTTCTGGTCGAGATACTCTAAAAGGTAATCGTATAGACCGACATAGATCTCTCCTGTGCCTGGAGAGTATAATCGGATCTTACCGTCCCATACTTTTTTTCTATACTGTGGCATGAACTTAGCACCTGGCACTTCAAACTGGAAGTGCTCGCTTAGTTCTTTATGGATGTGTTGCTCGCCTTCTACTTTGAGAAAAACTTCGTTTTTCTTCACGATAGTAATCATCTGATTCCATAATACTTCACAATTTCGATAGTATTCTTAATTGCAAATCCACGACTGTCGATCTGTTTAAGTATCCTATCAATACAATTTATACAAGTTTCGAGGTAGTCTATTTTTTGCTGTGCTCTAGTGAGATCTGGGTCACTATCAATGTACATGTGAAGGTCACCCTTGAGCACTTTGAGTGCAAAAGGTTTTTCTTTATAGACTGTGGCAGGTGCTTTACCAGAATAGTATTCAAACTTCTCACGCAGTAATACCTTGCGCTTTACTTCTGCTTCTGATAGCATCAGTTTGAATTGATTAATAAATTGCAAATACTTTGCATGGAGTCTGGGTGTTTCCATACTGTCGTTTGCCAACAGCTCAGGTAACTCCCTGTGATCAAAGAATCTTTCAGAGTCCTTTGCCCACATCTCCTCAATTTTGTCTAGATTCATTAAGTAAGTCGCTTGTCTCGTTGGTAGGTGACAGTATCTTGTATCTCAAAGCGCATGTATTGGAATGTTACTTGTGCCATGGCATACTCTGTGCCATCTATTGTAGCATTAAATTCTAGTGCATTCAACCCAGTGGGAATCAGTCCCTCAAACTGGACGTTGAAATTCATTTTGAAGTTGCTGTTGAGCACAGACAACGTTGCGTCAGCATATAGATCATCATTACCAAAGAGTGCTTCCATCTTATTTCTAAAATCAATTCTCTCTACAGTATCGTTAGGTGTTCCTAAAGCACGGATCCAGTTGTGCATGATCATGTAGTTAGTCATGTCCTCATCTACAAGGAATGATAACGTAAAAGGATCGTACGTCATAAAACCCTCCAGAGGTAGTGCTCTGTAGGGTGTAGGTTGCTGTTGAATACCTAATGTGATCTGTGGGATGTTTGCAGACTGTGCAAAATATGCAACCTTAGGATACTTGGCAAGGGTAAACCTAAATCCAATAGGCGACAGGAAATTCCTGTTTTCAATTTGCTTATTCCAAGTTGCCATGTGTCATAGGATATCTTGTCCTAGTATTTATAGCAAAGTATGTATATCCAACCAGGGGAATACGGGCTCTATCACTCCAATAAGTCGAAGCAAACCCTCAGCAAAAAGTGCAAGAACAATCCACCCAACAAACACTGAAATAATTGAAGCGTTACGATTATGTTGTCGTATTGCATCATCGATCATCTCCTTGCATTTTTCTTGTGTGACGTAGTTACTCTCCGCCGTCATCAGATCTTTCCCAAAAGTCTTCCCAGTCTTTAGCATCACCTTCGGTGATAGTCTTAGACTTCTCTTGCTCTTTTTCCTTGGCATCTAGGAAGTCATCGATAAAGTCGAGATCCTTCATTCCCTATACTCCTGTAAGTGGTCAAGTACACAGTTTAGCGCATGGTGAGCACCATCGTGCCACTCCTCTGCCTCTTCCTCGTGTCCATTATATAGTGCTGTCTTCAGCTTGTATATCTGGGCAAGGAGGTCAACCTTCTGCATCCTAGTCCTAGGCATATTACTCTCACAGTATACATGTATTTAACAAAAAAGCACCCACTAGGGGTGCTCTGACAAGGTTTACTGTGAGGGGATTCTCACACAAGCAACTCCCTACAGATCTTTTTACATGCAGTTTGACTCTGGATATCGCACTCAATTAGACATTCATAATAATCATTCAAGCTTTGCTCCTCTACAGTTTCCTCAAAATGTCTCCACTCGTTGAGTTGATTTCTTGATGTTAGACTGTGCATTTGAATACCTCAAATCTGCTTAACTACTTAGGTTTGTTTTGATATCGTAACTAAGTTTCCTTACTTTTTAACGTAACTATACAAAGACAAAAAAAGACCCCCCTTGCGGGAGGTCTGAAAGGACATGTTGGGCAACCAGCGCCACAACATCCAGGATCACATGAGGTTGGTGACCTTAACACGTCTGTAGTAACGGTTAGCGTTAGCGGTGAGAGCACCTTGACCTTGGGTAAGACCTTCAGCGAATGGGTTAGCGACCATTCCGTAACGAGTCTTAAATCCAATTTTTGGTTGGAAGGTATCAGGACCCACAGCGCGGACCATCTGGAGGGGCACATAAGGGCAGTAGAAGAGACCTGCGTCATAAGCACTGCTACCTTTGTAACCAGCCACATAGAAGTGAGCATCGGAAACGTTGGCAGAGTAAGGATCGACGTAGACCTTAATACGACCGTTGAGTGTACCAGCAAGGGTGCTGCTGTTGTCGTCAGGCAGCAACTGAGCGTTACCAGACAGAGCAGGGGTGTAGTCAAGCACACCAGCCATGGACAGAGCGGAAGCCACATCAGCAGAGCAGATGAGGATGTTGCCCTTCCCACGACGAGTCTCGTGACCAATCGCATTCATGTCTCTCTCGATTTGGAAGAGAAGACCTTTGAATTTCTCAACTGACCAGCGACCGTTGGAGTCAACGTCGAGGTCAAACACACCTGCAGTTGCAGTGTTGTTCTGAGCGCCAGGACGAGCAATCTTGTAAACAGTACGGACAACCTCACGGTTGATCTCTGCCAGCACTTCAGTGCTGAGGATGTTTGCAAGCTCGCTTTCGGCGTCCAGACCATGGACTGCCTTAAGGTCCTGAGCAAGCTCAAGACTGTATTCTGCTTTCAGAGCTCTTGACTTCGCAGTAACGGTGACCTTCTCGATCGAGAAGCCCATTTCGTTGAAGTGGTTAGATGCGCCATCACCCAGTGCTTCAGACTGAGCAGTGGTCATGCCCTGACCGCCGATCGTGTACTGACCAGCACCATCAGCAAGCAGACCAGGATTAGATCCAGTCTGGGTGTTAGATGCAAGACCGTTTGCGCTATTCTCGGAAGAATGCTCGGAGTTAACTTCGTTGAAGAAAGTCTCAACGCCGCTGTTGTTGATGTCTCTGTTGGTGCCCGTTGTGGAGCGCATTGCAAAGATCAGTCCAGTAGGACCAGTCATTGGTTGCACGCCGCAGATGTCATAAGCAATAAGCTTAGGCATGGAGCGTCTGATCAGGGAGATCAGCACAGGGTCGAAACCTGCGACAGGACCAGTTGCGGTGCTGCCACCTGAGAAGCCAGTGCCGCCCAGTGAGTTAGTAGGAGCAGCTTCTGTTACCAGACCGCGCTCTTCCTTAAGGAATTTTTCTTGGTTCTCCAAGAGGACTGAGGTAACCGCCTTTCTGTAGGTATCCTTAATAGGATCGAGCTCATTGTGCTCAAGAATGGGGTTCCACTTTTCCTGGAGTGATTCTGCGTTAAACATTTTAGACTCTTAGGTTAAATGAAAGGGTTATTACTTGTTCCAGCGGGAGATCGCTTGGGCATATGCTGCCATAGCGTCACCAACAGGAAGATTCTCAACTTGGACATCCTCAGTGACAGTAGTCACTTCAGGCTTAGTGGAGAAATACGATTCACGGAGGGTAGAGACCTTCGCACGGAAAGACTCTTCATTTTCAAACTCAACAGCTTCCGCCAGGGATACAATCTTCTCGCGTTGAGCGAGTGATAGTCCCTCAGCGATCTCTGTCACAATCCCATTCTTGATATAGGTGCCGACGCTCTTATTAAGCTCGACATTTTCTTCAATAGACTCGTTGAGTTTTGTTTCCATTACATCGAGTTGTGTCTGAATTTCTTCTACAACATCAACTTTTTCTTCGGGGAGATCAATATAGTTCTCCACGAAAACTTGCTTGAGACCTGCAAGCATGGACTCAGCCATTTCGGTTTTGATACCCTGCTCAATGGCGAGCTCATTCTTTGTCATCCATTGACCAACAGCATAAGTCAGATACTCATCGACTTTTTCTGCGAGGTCGGACTTAACAGACTCAATTTCTTCTTCAAGGACTTTTGCATAGTCCTCGTGCATACGCTCCAACTCTTCGTTGATGCGTGATACGACTGCTGCTTCAAAGATAGTCTTTGCTTTCTCTTTGAATTCTTCAGTCAACTCTTCACCTTCGGTGAGAGCAGCAACATCAGCAGACAGATCGACTTCGATCACGGTCTCCTGAGGCTCTTCAGCAATCACATCGCCCTCGGGCTCGTGACCTGCCTTCACATCACCCTTAGCAGCAAATTCTGCTTTAGCGCCAGAGGCGTCAGAGGGTTTTGTTGTGGGTGCAGCAGCATTTCCACCAGCAACAGTCTTATACTTATTGCTGTCATCTGTGGGTTTGCTATTCTGTGGTGTTGGACCACCGAGATCTTGTACTCCAGCGAGACTACTACCGTCAGCGCCCAGTTTGGGCTGTGGTTCGGCAGGTTTTGCGCCAGCGGTTACACTCGATTCATCCAGAGTTGTTTCAATCTCTTGTGACATTTTGTCTCCTGGTTTACAAACGTGCGATATTTGCTATAGTTATTTATAGATTAAAGATTTTTGATGAAGGAGTGAAACGCGGAAAGTTTCAACTCATCCAACTGAGAACGGTGGGCGTTATCAATTCTCTGTTTAATCTGCTCGATTCTTTGCTCTTGGATTGCGCCTCCAGCATAGACCCACTCTTTTCCTTCCATGATGCCATTGACAAAAGCGTCAGGGGCAGAAGGATCTGCTACAATATCTGCAGCAGTGGCAAGCATAAAGTCATCAGCGACAACTTTTACACCACCTTCTTCTTTGATAGATCCAAGACCTCTAGAAGATACACCTAGTTTTACACCCTCGTCAAGCAGATTCTTCGCGATGTTACCCATGGGGGTATCGAGAAGTCTTGCCTTACCTACGAAGTTGTTACCCTCTCTTTGCAGAGAAGTGATGAGGTGAGACACGCGGTCAAGGTTAATAGTAGGACCATCGGGATGACCTAACTCACCTAGTGCGCGACCTTTAGTAATGTATTGCTCGTTGTATTTAGCAACTTCTCTTTGCAGAGTTTCTGCTCTATACATACGACCATTTCTGTTTTTGATCTCACCCTGCAAGAAAACGCCTTCGATAAAGTGACGCTTAGCGCCATTCTTACCTTCGACGATGGTTACCTTTGCGGATTCAATCTCCTCTCTGATCAGTCTCATCTGTTGTTTCCTCTGGTGGGGTATCAGTTACCTCGGTCTCTGCAGATGCTTCGACTTCAGGTGTTTCGTCGGGTTCCTTAAACATTGAGGATCCGACTTCTTGCTTCTTGGCGTCAATTTGATCAACCGCTACGACTTTCATAGCAGAATCAACGTAGTCTGATAGATCTTTTTGACCTGCAAACAATGCGTTGACGATCTCAAGCGCGGATTGGGTTGGCATAATTATTAAGAATTCAGTAATACTATTTAGAAATCTCCTTTTTTACGATCCGCAGGATCAATTCCCTGCTGCGCGTATTGATCCATAGCTTGTTGCTCAGGATCAACTGGCTCTGGTTGGAGTGACATTGCCATTTGCTCTACTTCCATTGCTGGCATTTGCATAGGATCAATGACCTTACCGTCTTTGATCTCTTGCGCCATATCCTTATCGATGTCCTTGAATAGGGCATCAGGTTGCTTAAGGATCTGACGACGCATGTATTCCAGCGAGAAGTATTTACCCACGAATGGGTCCATCTGCTGCAGAAGTGCCATACGAGCATTCATAATCTCTTGCTCTTTCAACTCAGAGAAGTAGTTGTCAGCAACAAAATCATATTGAATATGCTCTTTCATATCTTCCCACTCTTCAGGTGTGAAGACACCTTTCAGAATAAGTTGAGTCTTAAGCAGATCGTTAAACAGATCACCAAACTTCTTGCGGAGTCTAACGACGAATTTTTGGAATTTAACTTCGTCACGGGTGATCTCTGCAGACCTACCAACGTTAAAAGAAGAGTCAGATTCTAGACGTGACTCAGGTACGTTGAGTGACCTGTAGAGTTTCTTCTGGAAGTACTTGACATCCTCCAACTCACCTAGGTTTTGTCCACCTGGGAGTGTGGTGATCTCAGTGCCGCGTCCACCTTCACGTCTTGGCAACCAGAAATCTTCCAGCATAGACATGAATTTCTTGTCATCACGAATCTCACCAGTGTCAGCGTTATACACCAACTTATTTCTGTAGCGAGACATCACCTCTCTGAGGTATTGCTCTGCCTTTTGCTTAGGCAGGTTACCCACATCGATGTAGAAAATTCTACGCTCGGGTGCGCGAGAGAGACGATAGATAACAAGCGAATCCTCAATCATTCTCAGTTGATTGAGTGCTTTAATTGCTTTATGGAGGTGTGACAGCACAGTGTTGCGCTGCATATCAAGTTGCCCTGAGTGAGCATAGCAAATTGCATCAGGTGCAATCTTGATTCCATTGTTTTCGTAACCGCGTAGACCCTTAGGCGCGTAAATATAATACTCAACTGCCTTAGGAATCAGCACGTTAACCTGTGGATCTGCAGGTGAAATGCGATCCTTGGGTTTATCATACTCGATAACTTTCTTGATTTTGCGAGGATCAATATACCTCAACTCTGTAATCCCTTCCTTGGGATTATCAGGGTTAATCATCTTATGGTAAAAGAGGCGACCATCGATATACCATCTACGGAAGATATCGTATGCCTTTCTATCAAAATCGAGGAGACTGAGAACATTCTCAAACTCCTCTCTGATACGAGTCTTAATAGCGTCAGACACTTTAAGATTTGAAAGCTCAATATCAACAGGGTGATCGTCAAGATCTCCAGCGATTGCCTCATTCACAATGTCATTAATTGCTGCGTCCGCTTCAGGATGCAAAGACATTCCACGATACCGACCAATAAGATCGACATCGCTCGACTTGTTTGCCGAGTCTCCCAGATCTACATACTGACCAAAATGTCCACCAGCCGCAATGGGTTGCGCGGCATCGTCATTGTCTTTATGCACGAAAGAAGGACCCTTCGCAGAGCCCTTACCTTTCTTTCGATCTAGGGAATAACCAAATAGTTGTGACATTCAACTGTCCCTATACATTATCAATTATTTATACGCTAGGAATTTAACCTATTTAGAAACACTGTTACCAGCGTTATTATCGTTAGCGTATGTCCAGTACTGGACCTGGAATTCAACAGTATACTCTTCAGGAGTATCGTTGCTATCCCATGCAAGATCAATTGCACTGATGTTTGAGGGCCAGATGCCAACAAACTGATACGATCTTACAACACCACCCTGTCTATCATACTGACGCACAATTGCACCAGACTGATATTCAGAGATATTCTGAGGTGTCTGCAGGTTTTGCTGCAGGTTTTGGATCTTAGTAGACCACTCTTCAAACTTAGAGCGCAGTGCGAATCCTTTGTCGTTGAGGACAGTAACTGTCCATGGCTCGAAGGTTCTGTCACCAGCGATCTTGAGTGTCCTACCTCTGTAAGGAACCTCAATCACACCCACTGTAGAAGCGGGGATGTTTGCTGCCTTCACAAGGAAGGTTGCGAGAGATCCAGATGAAGCGGAGGATCCTGCCTGGGAAGCACCAGCAGTTTCCTGCTGAAGCTTCTCTTGAGATCCAGGTGTGGCACCCGATGCTGGGGTGCCTTCATCGACTATGCTAGGGAAACCGATTTCAACTTGAAATAGGTTGGGGCGGGCGAGGTCCCCGATTCTGTTTCTGAAGTCAAGGATTGGTGCATTGACCATCTTGCCTTCTGTCTGCCCTGGGTATTTTTCTGACATTGTTGTCTAGTACTCCGATTGGTTTATGTAATGGGGTTTAGATGGTTGGATGATCAGGTGACGAGCTCGTTAAAGCTAGCGCCAGTCCTTGTTGCCGTGAAGGTCAGTGTGATGAAGTTGATGGATCTTGTGGGTTTCACAAAGATCTCAGCGTAGAATTCACCACGGTCAATTGCTTCCGCTGGGTTGTTGGTGCCATCACAGACAACCAAGAAGTCAACAATACCACGACGTGATTGGACAGATCTCAGGAAAGGCTCAACGATGTTCTTGAATTGTTGGCGAGTAAACTCATCATTCAATTCAAAGAGTTGAGTCTTAGCCGCTTTACTGATCGCTTCTTCGATGACGAGGAAGAGACGGCGGACGTTGATTCTGTCGAATGCAGATTGATAACCCAGTGCAGTCTTGTCTCCGAAGAGGACCATACCCTGACCAGGGAATGCGACGATGGGGTTAACTCTTGCTGCATAAAGCAGATCTCTGTGATCCTTCAAAGGAGAATAAGCAAGTTTGATGCTGTTTCTCAGGTTACCACGGTTGAAACCTGCAGGAGAGAACCAAGGCTCTTGATTAAGAGTGGTGCTCAATACCAGACCTGCCATGTCAGCGTTACAAGGAAGGTAACGATAGACATCGTTATACTTGTCGTAGATATACTTGTAGTTGTTATCGAAGACAGTATACGAGGAAGATCCAAGTTGATCGAAGTACTCAACTGTGCGTTGCACAATTTGAGGTACTGAAGATTGTCCGACAATATCACCTCTATATGGCGAGATGAAAGCGATACAATCCTTACGGGAATCTGCAATGCCGATGATGTGTTGTGCTTTGGCGATAGTATCATTCAAACTATTCATGCCAGGACCCATCAGGATGTAGTCCAGTTGCACAGTCTCAGCGTCATTGAAGAGTGTGTATGCACCCAAGATGTTAGGGCGTGAGATGGTATAACCATCGATGCCACCTTGGAGAGCAAAGCGCAACGTTGCGCGACCCTTCGTGCCAACCAGAGGCACAGCGAGGGGGTTGAGACCTGTTGGGTCATCAAGGTTGTTGAGGGAGTTGTCAGACTTAATCAGGTCAAACTCTCTGTTAACACCACTCAGACCGAAACCGCCAGAAGCGTTACTGTCGCGATCATAGATGTTGTTAACTTCATGCGATCCCCAATACAGGAATTGCGAGAATTGCTTAACAACGTTCTTGTAGTAGATGTTGTCACCCTGAGGAGACTTGGCATCGGTTGCCTTAGACACGTTGAGGTGCTTCTCAAGGAGAGCGCCAGGTGTGCCAGTCAGTTTGCCGTCGCCGTCAAGGACCAGGATGTGCATCAGGTCGTTATAACCACCTCTGTCTTCCACCCATGCGGATGTAGTAGGACGAGGAGCGATGTTTGCCCATCTCTGATTCACCCCATAAAGGCGGGTGTCGTAGTCACTTTCGACTGCGGCAATCAGCACAGTAGCAGCATTTGAGTCTGCAACGTTCTGGTTTGCTTGGAAGTTAGGAGATCCAGGGTTAAGAGAAACTCTCAACTCTCTGCGGATTGCCTCAACCGTAGCGGCATCGCCAGTTGCACTACCAGGAGTGTTGCTGCTGTTTGCCAACTCGGAAATAGTGTCACCGACTTCCAGCACGTCAGCGGAGGAAGAATCGATAGCAACTTCAAGTTTGCGAGTCTCAGGATCCCAAGCAACAATACGACCAGTAACACCACCACTAACAGCAGTGATGTAGTTGTCCTTCTCAAAGGATCCAACCAGGGTAGAGTCGTCAACCACGGTGACGATCGTGTCGTAGGTGTAAACCTTAGCGTAGATGTTTGCTGCAGAGTATGCAACTTCTGCACCACTGGCAAATTGCCACTCAGTGCTAGTAGGTTGTGCCAAAGACAACACCTGATCAGCACCAGCGTCGGTCATTACCACGCGGATGGAGTTACCATGAAGACCAGCAGATTTTGCTGCCCACTTCCAGTTGTTTGCTGCGCTCTCAACGTTGGTCTCATACTCGTCATCGTTCTTGATGAGTGGAGCAGTGATACCAGTTGCAGTTGTTTCGTTGATCTCAGTCTTCTGTGCTGTTACCAGTTGCAGTGCAACGGCAGATCCATCGGTGTGTGCAGCAGCAGTAGTGCCGAGCAGACCGCGAGTCACGTTGAGGTTGTTACCTGAAACACCAGTGATCTGCATGATCTCGTCATCAACTCTAATGTAAGAGTTGGTGCCGCCACCAAGGGTGGTTGCAGAGGTCACTGTAAGAGTGGCGTCAGCGTCGGTGAAGGTAGATCCTTCGTTAATAGTTGATGATGTGCCAGCAGGCTCAATAAGAGTTACTGGAGCAGCAGCAGCGTGAGATGCAGCAGATGTTGCAAGTTGACCGCGAAGCACGGTAACGTCGTTACCAGAGACTGCCTGGATAACGAGCAATTCTGCGTCCACAAGAAGCAGATCGTTAACGTCCAGATCGGTTGCAGCTGCAACTGTCAGCGTAGTGTCAGTGCTGCTGAAGGTTGCAACGATAAACTGTGCAGTATCGATTGCGTTCTTGAGCGAGTCATTCATTGCACGGACAACCTTTACGGTGCCGCCATACAGCAAGAATTGTGCTGCAGAAAACCAGTACTCGTAGTTATACTCGTTTGGACGACCGAAGATCGACAGGAGCTCGCGCTCACTGGTGACCGTGGTCATTGCCTCAACGGGTCCTTTTTCAAAGGATCCCACAATAGCAGCAACATTATCAACTGTTGCGTTGGCTACGGAGGTCAGATCTCTTTCAAGTACAACAACCCCTGGTGAAAGTTGTGTTGATGCCATTTAGATTCTCCTGATTAGATTCCTAGTCGGATGCTGAAACTATTTAGAATAACGGTGTTTTTCAGAGGGTAAACAAGACGAAATCACCAGTCAGGATATTCAGTAATCCATATCTTTTTCTTCTTCCTATTAGCAGCGTTACGCTTTACTTGACACTGTTTACAAGTATAAGAATATGCTGAAACATTCTTACCTCTATCAGGTCTAGTCTTATAGAAATGATCTACCAGTGACAGGGTGCGAAGACATTTGCGACACTGCCTATCTACAAATAGAAACTCTTCTAACTCTAGGTCATTTTCAAAGTCCATTCCTGCACCAATCTGGCAACTTGTTTTTTATCACATCCTTCAGGTGCATTCTTTATACAACGGAGAATGCATTCTTCATCGCTGATAGATGGTTTAATAGTAAACCCCCACTTATCAACTTCACCTTCGGTAGGTGCTTCAACGTAATCAAATTCGCTACTCATTGGTAATCCCACATATACGACATGTCGCCATACTCAGCAATAGAATCTCTTTCTGCATTATGCCATGTCTGTCCTTGTGGATCTACGATTACTTCTTCCTGAAGACCATCATCCATAAATCCAAACGGTGCCATGTCTGCTTCAATTGCTTCCTTCTGCTCCAGATACATTCGCGTCCTGACATCGTTGTCATGCAGTTCTCTGAAGTAGTCTGAGGTCGCTAACCAAGAGAATATGACCAGACACATAGAGAGGTCATCATTACATCCTTCTTCGGCTTCCCATGCCTGTCCCTTCTGGATGAATGTAGTTAACTCAGCAATGATATCATAGTCATTAAAGACAAGTTTGTCATCCTCAATCAACTGTTTCATGTTTGCACACCCAGTCTTCTTAACTGTGGTAGACATCTTGACACCTAGTTGCACCTTAGACCCAGAGAATCCTTGTCCTACAACCTGCCCAGCACGTCCACGCATGGATGACATCAGGAGATTGTCATACTCCAGATCAAACTGCATAATATCTGCCACCTGTCCACCAATATCATTAACCTCAATCAAGGTAAAGGCATGATTATAACTCGTCACTACCTGATGAATGATATTGGGGAAGAGTAATGGTTTAATTTTATTGTTTCTATACTTCGCTACTAACTTATATGGGATCGTGGTAGTATCAAATACACAGAATGCTGAGTAATCTTTAGTTATACCACGAGCAACGTCCACCGTGCATACATAAGTATGATCGGTTACTGGCTCTTCATACACATCTAGTCCTTGACTGGACTTCACAGGATCATCGTATACCAAAGTTTTTAGTTTAGATGATGTAATGAGAGTGTTAACCGATCCCAGAAATTCACATTCAAATTCCTGGTTAAACTGCTCTTCAGACGTGTTGCGAATGGTCTGCTCTTTCCATGCAGCATCCCTACCAGGCACCTCAGACCAGTGGACTTCTGTGGTAGTGTATTCATTCTTGCCCTTCTCTGCATCATGCCAGAGTTTGTAAAACATATTCATCCCCTTGGGCGTGGAGATGATGATTACTTTGGTAGATTTACCAGAACTAATAGTAGGATACACAGAGCTAAAGAACTCGTCAGCAATATGCGTTGGTATAAAGGCGAATTCATCCAGAAATATGATGTTAAAAGACATACCACGGACGGCAGAAGCTGAAGTAGAAGCAGCCATAATCTTGCTTCCGTTTTCCAATTCGAGACTGCCCCTGTTCCAGTTGACGACTCCTTGTTGGAGCCAGTTTGGGAGGTTTTCATAGGATAGTTGCAAACGTTGTAACATCTCTCGTGCCGTAGCTGCCTTGTTAGCAAGGATTGCTACGTTAACATTGTCATTGAAAATGATATACCACAGCAGATATGCAGTAACAACCGTTGACTTACCAGACTGTCGTGGTAGTTTTGCAATATTAAATCTATTCGCATGAAATCTTTCGACCATCGACTCCTGGAAGTCGTACAACTCAAATGGAATCAAACCACGATCCAGCGAGATGATTTGGATGTAGTTTTTAATGAAGTAGACAGGATCCTTAGAGCACTTGATAAACTCTGCCACCTGCTCATCATTGAAGCTCTGTGCTACGTTAGCCCTCTTTAGGTTAGGATTACCTAGATAGATCTCATTTTGGCTCATACGGGAATGGTCTCCTGTTTTTCTCCTGACCTGCTGCGTGTGCTAGCACAACCTCTTCCTGTCCAGGACAGAATTGAAAGACTGCACTATATCTAGCAGCAACAGGGCAGTGTCTTGTTGGCGCTCTACCTCCATGAGGTACTAATCCTGGGAATATTACAATCCTTCCTGGTTTAGGAATGACTGTATCTGTGATTCGATCTCCCATCATGAAGACAGTTTCACCACCCCATTCGGGTATCCATGCCTTGTTCGTGTAGACAAGGAAACTCAGTGCGTCTATTTCTTCCCCGTCACAGTGGATAGAAGGACTATCACCAAGACGGAAAGCATTATAAACGACTCGGTGAAATGAAGGAATGGGAATCCCAGCGCGAAGAAATGCATGTTTAATACAGAAGTGATCAAACTCCCCATAGTTAGGATAGTCAATCGCTCTGCCTAGGGAATAAGTGGATAGGGTATCGTCTGGCGCATTATCAAAGATAAGTTGCCATCCGTCAAAGTGGGTGAAGTATGTGTCCATGTAAAGGATCTCATCATCTGTGAAGAGATCGTCAATGACCATCACCTGATCAAATTTCATTATATCCATTACTCTTACTCTACCAGCGTGCCGTGCGCCCTCCTGATCTCTTTGAGTTTCTCTAGATTCATATCCTTGGTGCCACCATCATATGCATGGGCGAAACCTTCAGCAATCATTTGCTCGTTAAGGGACACACTGTCGTCCCCAATGTAAAGCCAACCCAGAAGACGCCCGTATTTGCCAGTGCCACCAACAAGTTCAGTCCTAACAGACAACTCATCATCACCAGCCAGCGTGCCTTCGAGTTTCTCTTTGAGCCAGTTGGTTGCGTCGATTCCAAGTGCTTTCTCCTCTAGGTTTCTCGTCCTTTTCTCTGGCGTATCAACTCCTGCAACTCTAACTCTTTCTTTCTTGTATAGATCAAACCCGAGGTCAATAGTGACATCGATAGTATCACCATCAAGGACACGATTGATCTCCGTCACTCGGAAGTTGTAGCAGCTCTTCCTGCTTGGTGGTGTCATTACTCCCATCTTCTAACTCTGCAAATGCTTGTCTTAGTATGTATACGACTACAAACAATGCACCTGCAACTGCAAGTATCACACAGATAATTACTGACCACACAGGGTCATTGGCATTATCTAGTGGTCTCAATAATAAATTCATTTCTTAGGTGTTAGTGCATATGCTCCAGCAGATGTTACTAAGATTGCTGCGACGATTGCGATGATTTCCATAATTTGTTACGAGTTTTTTGGGTCAAGTCCTAAACTAATTAAATATTCTGTCCACCAGTCTGGATCTTTTCTTTTCCAATTTGGGACTGGCAATCCTTGAAGCGAATAATACTCTCTAATCGCTTCATCTATAATCTGTGCGATCTCCATATTCCTCTTCCTCTTCATCAACGTCCGCATATGCGTCTGCCACGAAGGGTCCTCGTTTGCGTAAAGGTTCTCGTCTGACATAATCAGTCTCGACATTGACTGCGGACATCCAGACTGCAACCTTCATCATAATGAATATGATCCCAACAGGGGCTAAGCAAAGTAGAAGTTTTGCATTCATTCATCGACATCCATGTAGCGAAATTTGTAATCTAATACTGCCTTATATAGTTCGTCTCTAATGACATACAAATGCTCTTGCTCCTCATAGGGACGAGCAGGAGCACCTGGCCACAGTCTTATTGTTTCCTTTACGCAGTGGTAGAGTAAGTAAATGTCTTCAATATTCCATTCATACCCAAATGTGCCTTCGTCATCCTTCGGATCGAATTCCATGTTTTTTTGTGAATGGTTCCCAGTGCTCCCAACCATATTTATGTACTGCCCACATGCCTATGACAGGGACAAAGACTAAACTCATGGAGAGGATTCCTATTCCGTATGGGTTGTTTAATACAACCCCACAGAATCTAGCAAACTGTAACATTAGAGGAAATACTTCGATAGGATGTCTATACGTTCTTGCTCGTGAGCAATAACATCTAATTGATCTTGAATGGCAGCGAGCACATCAGGGTGCTCACCAATGCCTACTGGATTCTTAAGGTAGATCTCAATATTGAGTCGTGCCTTTTCAATGTTGCCTTCTGCATCGATGCGAAGTGCTTTCAGAATTTCGTTTCTCATAATTAATCTCTAATGATAGTAAGCATTGTCTAATCCCCATGTAATAGAATACACTATTACTCCCAGAATTGCAATTGCTTTTGTCCACACCATTTTACCCATGGATCCTCATTGTGTAGGCAGGAGTCAGGATGTACCCACCCACTATTTAATTCTTTTAGCCTTTGCTTGAGGTGTTTATTTTCGAGTTTCAACATATAAATCTGATGCTTTAACTTATCGATCGAGGTCATAACGGTTTTTCCAAATCTCCAAGAAATACCTGTCTACTTGATAGAGATCAGCAGCAGGTGGTGGTAGTCTATCTATGTCTTCAGACCAACACGTACATATATCTCGCATCTCCAAGGTGATACCGTCAGGTCTAAACATCCTCCCGAAGGAGGACATTGCGAATGCGAATCGCATTCTAATGCGCTGTTCCATTTCCTGAGTAGGCGTCGCTTTCGTAATAGATATTCTCACCTTTTCGTAACCCGAAATATATTGTGGATAATACAAAGGGTAGTGATCCGAAAAGTAAGACATGGGCGAAGGTCATGGTGCTAACGAGCGAAAGATTTTTCTACATGTGTCAATTGCAACTCTTGACCCAAAGACATTAGAGTAGATATATGCAATGCCCAACTTGGAGCAATACAATTCTAACTCTTGACATGCTTTTGCATCGGAGCTGCTTAAATCGATGAGGACATCTCCCTCAACCATTAATGGTAACAACTGGTCAAGTGTGTGCTCAACATTCTCAGGTGGAATGCACAGCATAAAGATACCAGACTCTTCAAAAAGGACTGACTCTCCAGACTTAACTCCGTATACCATCTTCTTCTTAATCTGATCAACCAGAAGTGGGATGCTAGTGGTGCATCCACTAATGTATCCAGCATCATACTGCTCACTTGATAACTCGTAATTCTGTTGATAAGAAAATACGCTGATCTCATCCTGCATCATACGGCGAGCAATGTCCTCACCCATACGACCCAGAGTAATCATCCCAACTTTCATAGTGTCAGCCTGTGGTGTTTGCAGATTCCCAATCCTTCTGGAATTGATCAAGTCCCTCGCGAGTCAAGACGTGATCATACATCTTCCAGAAGATCTTAGGTGGCATAGTAACGGTACTAGCACCATAAGTATAGCACCTTGAGACGTGATGCACATCCCTCAGGGACGCTGCAAGGATCTCTGTAGGCATCATCTGCACACTGAATGCATTAGCGATTGCACGGACCAACTCAATGCCACTGAATGAGTTATCATTACAGCGACCAATGAAAGGAGACACGTATGCTGCTCCTGCCTTCGCCGCTAGCAGTGCTTGTGCTACTGAGAAGATGAGAGTTACATTGACCTTGATCCCTTCTGCTGAGAGGACCTTACATGCCTTCAGTCCCTCTACAGTGCAAGGGACTTTAATTGTAACTGCTTCACCTAGTGGGAAGTAAGTTTTTGCTTGCTCAATCATTTCGTCAGCTGTCTCGGCAACCACCTCCGTGGAGACGCTGATAAGTTCTGGACATTCCTTAAGTAGTCTTGATGCTACATTATAAAGGGTGTCACCCGATCTCAAAATTAGTGTCGGATTTGTAGTGACGCCATCAATCAACCCTGTGCTGTATGCCTTCTTAATTTCAGAGACATCAGCAGTATCTAAAAAGATTTTCATAATTTAGTTAACGTGAATAACGCCTGTCATACCAGCGCCTTGGTGAGGACCACAAAAGAATTCATAATCGCCTGCATCTGCAAACTTAATCTCCTGAGTTTCTCCAGGAGTGAACATGAGTGATTCTCTGCTGAGGTCAGCACGACCTTCAACAATGATGTTGTGTGGGGGGAGCATACCATTTGTAAACGTTATGGTGTCCCCAGCGGAAATTGAAATATCGTTAGGCTCAAAAATGAGATTTCCGTTAGATCCCATTGTAACTTCTACTGCCCACGTTGGCAACGCGAGGAATAACGAAGCAAATAAAACTATGAAAAACTTCATATGCTATTTGTGTAACTGTAGTTATGTAGGGGGTTTATCCCCCATAGCCACATTCAAATGTCAAGGTCCCGTAACTGTTTCATAGCGTCAGTTTTGCCCTTCAACATGCCATCAATATACCCTGCTCTATACTCCCAAGTCTGCCCACCATCTTTCCCTTTCAGGGGATTGATGCACTGTGAGTCGCCATACTTATTACATACCAGACCAGCAAGATCCAACTCTGAAGAGTCAGATGATGATCCAGTCCCACGCCAAACGTGGGTGCCATTGATCCATGTGGCACCACACTTCTGACACTCTTTACGTTCCAACTTAAAGTCGGACAGTTCTTTATCCATGATCTAGCAATTCCAAGCTCTCAGTGACTTATTTATTCTACTATCTGGATCGCTCGCTGTCTTCTTAGATGTGAGTTTCCTCTTCATCCCGCTCATTCGCGCACAAAAACTCTTTCTACGAGGGTTCCCAACTTTCTTTGAAGGTGCCTTAAGATCGCTTCCTGGGTTTTCACGCTCATACGACTTCCGTCCTTTTTCATTTAGTCCTCCTTCAGAGTTTTTACCTGACTTTTTCTGCCAGTCTTCAGTAATGAATTCATTAAAGGATTTCATTCTTCTACATTGTCAGGGTTGTTAGCACAATTCTTCTCATGCTTTTCTAACCACGTCTTAGGACGCTGGTGTCCAACAGGCACCGTGATGCCACAGTAACGACACTTCTTAGTTTCAGCCATAATGATAAGCTCCTTTAGTAGTTTTCTTAGGTAGTTTGCCACCTCTAGCTTTGGTGCCAGAAGTTTCACCATACCCTTCGGGATGTTTGCCTGCTTTGGTCTTACCAATAGAATCAGACTTTGCCTTACTGCCCTTCTCAGTATAGTGAAGTTTAGCAGACTTGTCCTTGTCCTTGGTGATCACGGATTCTTGCCCGTGCTTGCGTCCCATGCGACGCATAACTTTACCGAATCTGCGCTTGCTCATCTTATCAGGTTTTGAGGTCTGATAGGACACTTCGCGTCCAGTTTCTCCACTGTCATACTTATACTCACCGACACCTTTCTTGTGTCCGATGCCATGCTTCTTTAGATCCTTTTCGAGTCCTTTACGACCCGCACGGTTCTTTTTTTCGTCAGACCCCCTGTCAGCACTGATGTGTCCAGTAACCTGAGTCTTTGACTTCTGCATCATGCGACCAGTAGCATTACCTTCTGCAAGGAATGCACTGAATGAAAGTGTAGTCACTTCCTCACGCTTGATACCACCGATCTTATCGAGTGCTTTACCGATTGCCTTACCGATCTTGTCGCGCTTACGCTCTTTGGGTTTGATGTTAGCGCCCAACTTATTCAATCTGCTAGTAGCAGTGCCAGACTTTGCTGCCTTCTGACGCTTGGAATAGTCCATGTAGGACTCACCCTTCTTCAGTTTCTTAGGATCTGTCTTAGGTTTTGCTGCATCAGCACGATCTTCACGAGCACGTTGGTTAGCACCAGGACCACCCAACTTACGATCCTGCTCAGGATCTGGATGCCAATGGTCACCACGCTCGACAATAACAGATTCACCCATTCTGCGTGCTACTCCACGAGCACCACGGGACAGGGATCTTGCACCAGCACCAACTGCTTTCTTGATACCACGCTTCAGTTTGCTACCAATTCTGCTGAGCAGACCAGGCTTCTTAGGACCTGAATCGCTGCTGCTAGAAGAGGAGTCACTGCTGCTAGAGGAAGATGACGTAGTGGGATTAGATGAGGTAGTCTCAGAATCCTTAGAAGGGGAAGACGATTGGGTGGAGTTATAACCACTCTTAGCAGCACTACCCATGTCTTTCGCGAGATTTTTCGCGTGTCCTGCTGCCTTACCAGCAACTTCAGCACCCTTGACAGCACCTTTGCGTGCCAGTTTAGCGCCAGTCTTAAGACCAGACTTCAGTGCAGACCCAACCTTCTGAGCAGCACTCTTAACCTTGGCAAGTTTATCGGATCTAGATGAAGAACCACTTCCGATACGACTCCTTGCTTCAGCACCAGCATCCCTACCAGCACTCTGACCTTGACCAGAAGCAGCAGATGATTTGTCCTTCAAGCGAAGAGCATTGACCTTAGCAGGACTGGTGACCTCAGTAAGTAAACTCAGTGAGAAGTCAACAGACTCACAGAGCATCTCTGTGACGTGATCAATATCTCTACCTTCTGCCATCTCCTCAACGAAGACTTCTGCCACGATCTCTTCAATAAGAGTATCGCTAAGGAGTGAGACCTCCCAATCATTCAACTCAGCAAAGATATCAACGTGATCGAAGACACCTTCTTTCTGTAGTTTGGCAGCTCTCTTTGCTTTAGTCTTAGCAAGGATGCGTGCCTTTGCATCATCCTGATCCTTCTTAGGAATAGCAGTTACTGCGCCAACCTTCTGGTCAACGTCACCAGGAGCATAACCTTCCACTTCGAGAGTCTTAGGATAGTCCTTAGATCCTTTCTTAGCAGGTGCTTCACCACGCTTACGCTTGGCATGAATATTTGCCCAGAGACCTTTCTTACCTTCTTCCAGGTCAGTCTCTTCTTTCTTAGTCTTCATGATGGCACCCTTGCCATACTTAGCAGTGATGTCTGCCTTTACTCTGTCTATTGCAGAGGTGCCAGCACCGTACTTCTTATCTGCATCTTTCTGTAGAGGAGTTTTACCTGCAGGTTTCTTACCAAACGTATTTGGTTTACCAACAGGTGCCTTACTACTACGAGCTCCCATACCACCACGCTCTAGTTGGCGGTCTTTCATCTTGTCGTAGTCTTCCTCACTGAGGGCAGCGATTTGTGAAAAGGATTTCATGTGCTTCTCTTTATTTAATTAGTGTGATCAACCACCAACCACTTGGACTTGCTCGACTACAACGTCGGCTCCCCCAGCAGTGAGTTTAACTGCACGCTTAAGTGCGGGGACAGTGCCTGCTGCAACCTTTGCAGTAGCCAGAGCATAATCAGCACTTGCTGCACTACTGTCATAGTCAGTAGTGATTGTGGTATTAGAAATTGCAGTTACTTTCTTACCACCAGATCCAGCAGATACAAAATCACTTGTAAACGCTGCATCACCGTTTGCTTCAGTTGCAATATAATCGCCAACGGCAAACTTGTGTGCGGGGGTGCCACCACCAAGGACGGTGACGACAGCAGTTGCTGCATCCGTCATCGAACTGATTTGTGCATTCTTTGCTTTACCGCAAGACAGGAGCAGTGCTTCACCTGCTGCAAGAGTTACGGCAGGACCATCATCAATCTTAATTGTTGATGCGGATGCTGCATAGCAGCGGAGGACACCTGACTTCACCACAACGTAGCCATTGCCACTTGCAGAAATGGTTTGGGTGTCAATGACATTTAATACTGACATTGTTAATACGTACTCCTACGATTCTATTTATCGCGTTGTTGTTTTAGAAACTTGGCGAGATCTGCTGTGCTACCAACAAACATGGTATTGTTTGTAGTGTTAACTTCTTTAGATTTTTTGGGATTTTCAATATCGTTGACTTTCTTTTGAAGGTCTACGAGTTTGTCCGCCACGTCGCCAACGTGCTTGATCAATTGACCAGCAACCTCAAACGCACGAGGTTGATCGGATTGTTGTGCTAACTCAAGAATTCCATCTACTGCTTCCTGACCTTTTTCAATCAGGGAGTATAGATTGCCACGAGTATACTCATAGTCTTTCTTCAGTTGATCCTGAGTAGAGACGGGATTCTCTACAGGCACAATAGGTTCGGGTTTTGCTTCAGGGACGATTTCGCTAGCGACATCGAGTGCTTCCTCAATGCCGTCATACTTACTCGTCTTGTCCTGTGACTGGGTTGTAATCTTTTGCATCGACATAATGAGATGAGAACTCGGAGAATCCAAAATCGTCCGTAGGATCTGCATTGAGCGGATCTGGTTGGACGGTGTAACGCAATTCCCGTGGTGCCTGACGGTCCACAACGGTTGCATAGTCCAGCTGGACTTTCTTGATGACTTCGCCGCTTGCGTCTCCTACAGGACCGTACAGGTATGTCTTAGCGACGAATTGTAGGGTATATACAAGTGTGCGGCGAGTGTCATAGTCACCCTCATATTCATCACTATAATCTACTGATGTGAGAGTCACAGGATAGTCTCTTTTCTCACCGAGATCTGGGACCAGATTCATGGTGAGGTTAAAACTTGGTTGGAAGTATGGAAGAATCTGCTCTAGGATTTGCAGAGAGTCATCCTGATTCTTTGCAAGGATTGCTAATTCAAAATTGATATTGTATGGCACAGGCATGAATGCCTTTGTATCAGTGCCGTCAGTCTTAGTATTTCTGATCGCAGAGATAGGTGACAACTTCCTAGTAGGATCATAAGAGATACCACCGATCTCAAACGAAACTCTAGGGAGTGTGATCTGTGCCTGATCTTGTGTAGACAAGTCACCTACTTGACGGAGACGTGCCAAGAATTTTTGCTTAGGACCATATGCCAGAGGCACCTTCATAACTTCAGTCTTCGATCCCTTAGTGCGACGAAGCTCAATGTTATTAAACAGTGTGCCGAATCCGACAACTGTCTTTCTTATAATCTCGTGATATGTGTAAGTGCCTAGCATTACAGAGTGCCCCCAGAATTACCAAACTCACCGAAGGGATTAACCTCAGTAAAGTCCAGAATGCCATCTGCCTGTGTCTCGATAGTTTGGTTAGTATCGATAGTGTCAGAAGTATTCACATTATTTATGGTGTTGTAATTAGCACTTGTCCAGGATGCACTAGACACATCTCCAGTGATGGTCTCAGGAATTGTAAATCTACCGTCACGATTGATGACGATTAACTTACCAGTACTAGCATCCCACGATTTAACATCAGCTGTGGTGTTGGAGGTACCGCCCGTAACAGTCTCACCAACGGTAAAGTCTCCTGACCCACCTGCCAGTAATGTGACGGTGATAGCGTTGGCAAAGTTGAGCTCGATAGCATCGACTTCTGCGACTCCTGTATCGAAGTCTTCGTCAGAGTATTCAAAGAGCTCACAACGTAAACCCCAGACATGAATCTTTCCGAGTTGATAGAAGGGAATTTCATGCTCGACGAATTGGATCTCAAAAGTTTTGTTAGCAAGGGGGAAATGAATGAGGTCACCTTCATTGGGTCGTCCTTCTACTATAAGTGTGTGGTTGTCGTCTACTACTTCAGTAAACCTAGTGCGTGAAATAATGAATGTAACTTGGTCGGAGATTCTGACTCCGAATTTGCTAAACATGTCACCATCGCCACGAAACCCATTGGCATCTTCGATGTATGCTTCTAGAAGATATGCACCATCAAATTTTGATAAGGTATCTTCTCCAAAAACAGTATCTTCATTAACCAACGTCCTCGGGACATAGTAAACATCCTTACCGAACATCTTGATCTGCTCGACCACTAGATCTCCTACGAGATCTTGCTCTCCTGTTGTGCCTTGACTAAAGTAACTGTTAGTAGCCATCTTATCCGATCATATCTAGAGGTGGTAATTCCCATTCTGTACGTAGTTGCTCTTCTAGTGTCTTGAGCTCATCTACAGCATCGTTATAAATCATCTCACCATTTAGAGACACACCACCTGGCATTTGCACTCCAGTAAATTTAGTCATATTGCTGCCCCACTGCTTTTTAATCTTAGCGGAAGCATAATCCTTGACCCACATCTGATTATAAATCTCTGTCCATGTGTCTGGATTCAGAGCACGATATGCGTGGATAACAATATACTGACCAACCAAAGCATCCATTGACCAATCAAAGTCAATATACAATCTGTCTTGCACAGCACTGTATCTAACTGGTTTCATGCCTTCCAACAGGAAGTCAATAGTTTCCAGGTGCTGCTGGACCATGTAGTAATTATAGAACTGAGTAGACGTGAAGTCATACAGATCATTCAGTCTCATCTGATAACGAATATCAAACATATTCCTGGTGCCCTTATCGGTGAAACCGAAGAGACCTTCTACTGAAAGAATATGCTCGGGCATTTCAATATACCCATTTGCCTCTGCCCAGATGTCATTACCACCATCAGACGTTGAGTTTGTGTTGGTCTTTGCTCTGTCAATGACATCCTGTGTCAACAGATGTTTCAGATAAACTTTCTCACATCCATCATAATGAAACTGTTGAAATTTTTGTATCGTATAATCGATAGCATCATCAATCTGTTCATCAGAGACATTGATCTCCAAGACTGGTTTACCCAGTCTACGGAGGCAATACTCCTTCAATTCTGCTTTAGATGTAGGTTTTGCCATTTGTTATTAGAGAGCAGCGATTGCAGCCTGGAATGCTGCAAAGTCAGCAGCACCCGCAGCAGCGGTCTTGAGATCCGCGAGGGTAATAGTCTCTGCTTGTAGTGCAGAGTCAGCTTTTCCACCTTGTGCAGCAGTAGCAAAGTCACCTGTAGCAGCTGCAGCAGCAGTGCCAAGGGAGGGTTTGCCAGACAGGTCAGCATATGCTCCAGAGAAGAGCGAAGGCTTACCAGTCAGATCTGCATATGCTCCAGAGAAGAGCGAAGGCAGGTTAGTAAGATCATTGTAAGAACCACTGGTTGCTACAGTTGCCAGATCTCCTGGTTGTGTAGCAGAGGCAGCAAGTGTGCCTTGGGCGGCAGTGGCATAATCAGTTGCAGCAGTAGTAGCAGCAGTGCCTAGATCTCCTGGTTGAGTAGCAGAAGCAGCGAGTGCGCCCTGTGCAGCAGTTGCATAATCAGTAGATGCTGTTGTAGCAGCAGATCCAAGACCCAAAGCGGTGATGGCTGCTGAGGCACGAGCATCAGCACGAGCGTTGGTGTAGTAAAGGTTAGATCCTTCTGCAAGATCTCCAGTGTCCTGATTACTCAGGTCAAGGTTTGTGCCAACTTGAAGTGCGATACGAGTATCAACACGACCAGAAGTGTGATAAAGATTGGTGCTTCCCTCAGTAATACCATCCGAGTCAGGTGTGGTATAGGAGAAGACGCCAGTGCTACCGTTATAAGACAGATCGCCACCAGCACTTACAGCGCCGCGAGCATTAGCAGTCGTAAATGTGGTTACACTAAACGCGCCAGTGCTAGCGTTATAAGACAGGTCACCACCAGCACTAAATGCACCCCTAGCGCGAGACTCAGTAAAGAAGATGTTTGTTGATCCTTCTGTGACATTATCAGTATCAATATCAGATTGGGTAACAGATAGGGTGCCGCTACTATGCTCAATACCAGTGCCATACGTGAAGTGTGACCTTGTGCGTGCAGCAGTGGTGAATAGGGCAGAAGATCCTTCTGTGATGTTGTCGGTGTTGATGTCACCCTGAGTTGCACTCAGAGTCAGGATATTACCTGCATCATCATATGTAGCAGTGATACCAGTGCCACCTGAGATCAGAGCGTTAACTCTGTCATCAACTCTCTCATCAGTGAAGTAGAGGTTAGTGCCCTCTACAAGATCACCAGTATCGTGGTTGGCGATACTACCAACCTGTGACTGGAAGAAGGTCAAAGCACCAGTAACATTCAAGTTACCCTGAATCTCAAAGTCAGTTACTGACTTAAAGTTAGTAACCTGAAGGGTGTTAGTGCTTGGGTTGTAGGTAAGGTTTTGTGAGTCTGTGCGGACCTCAGTGAATCCGTTGTTAGCAGAAACGAATGCAGGGAAGTAAGTCAGGTTAGAAGTTGCTGTCTCAGTAACATCAACCAGATTTGACTTGTCTGCAGTACCTGTCAGGTCACCAGTTACATTACCAGTGATCTGTCCAGTAACACCCAGCGTGCCACCCATGGTGGAGTTGTTTGTTACGTCAAGACTTCCAAGGGTGCCAAGACCAGTGATCTCAGCGTTACCTGAAGTGGAGTTAAGTGTAATCTTGTCAGTGCCACCACCATTCTGCAACTTGAGGGTCTTAGAAGCACCACGGAGGACCACGTTGTCCTTAAACAATGAGGTGCTATCGACAGTCAGCGTGCCGTCTAGTTGCTGATCACCATCAACATTCAGATCAGAATCAAAGTCAACATTCTGTGTAACTTGGAGAGTATCATCAATGATTGCTCTACCTGCAACGTCTAGGGTGCCAGCAACAGTAACGTTACCTGTTGATCCTTGGACGATAAACTTATTAGTGTTAACAAGGATCGATCCACCAACGTTAACGTTAGAAGTCGTGTTGACGGTAGCAATGTTTGCTGTAGTAGCAGCAACTACGGAAGAGGTGATTGTGCCGTCTGCAGTGATGTTACCTGTAGCACCGAATAAGGTGATGGTTTCATTCTGGTCAGGTCCGATGAATACATCTTGACCGAAGTAAGAATCTTCGTAGACTGCAATACCACCGTTAGGAACCATCAGTGCTGCGTTAGCAGTCAGACGATTAGCGGTTTCATTAGCACTGAGTGTAACCTTCTCAGCAAATGCAGCAGTGTTAGTGACTGCCAACGTGCCTGTGATACTACCGTTACCAACAGTAGCGAAGTTACCAGTTGCAGAGGCAACAGTAAACTTATCAGTAGTGCCAGAGCGGACAGCGAAGTCAGCATCAACATCTACAAGACCATTCAACTCGGTGCGACCACCGACAGTTAATGTGCCAGAAGTATCCTGATTGCCATTGTGATCAATGTTATCATTGACAGTTAGCAGACCTTCGATCTGAGTTGTGCCAGCAATAAAGGTGTTACCGTTGTCAGTGTCAACAGTGAATCTGTCAACCAGAGAAGATCTGATGACAAAGTTTTCGTTAGTAGCATCAACCAGAAGAGTGTCATTGACAGTCACCTGATCAGATACGACCAGAGTGCCACTGACTGTAGCGTCATCAGTAATGTTGACCGTGCCACCAGCAGAGTCAAGGACAAGGTTACCAGCAGTGGTGTCAATCTCGTTAGAAGCAGCAACACCAATTCTTACAGCATCAGCAGTGATGTCTGTAGAGGTAATAGCAGCATTAAAGGTTGATGTTGCATTGACTGTCAGAGTGTCGCCAGAAGCGTTACCCAGAGTTGTGTTGCTATCTACCTGAAGGTTGCCATCAACCTCGGCGTTGTCTGTAATGTGGACCTTTCCGTCAGCGGAGTCGAGAATGAGGTTACCAGTTGTGGTACTAATCTCATTGTTAGCATCGACCCCGATCTGGATCGCGTCGGCGGTGATGTCTGTACTGGTGATTGCTTGGTTAAATGTAACCGTGCCAGTAACGGTGTGGTTATCTCCTGCCTGGTTGCCAATAGTAGCGTTACCATCAACAGTAAGACTGCCATCGATTTGAGTATTGCCGTCAACATTTAAGTTACCATCTACGTCAGCATTGTCTGTGATATTGACAGTGCCGCCTGCAGAATCAAGAATCAGGTTACCTGAAGAGGTGCCGATTTCATTTGCAGCATCTGTGCCGACCTTAAGGTCGCGAATATTAAGTCTTGCAGCAGCAGTCAGTGCCTGGTTAAACTGAACTGTGCCGTTAACAGTATGAGAGTCACCTGACTGGTTACCAATCTGTGCATTACCATTGACATTAAATGTGCCGTTGGCAAATGTATTACCAGTCTGTGCATCTACTGTAAATACAGTGGAGACTGCGAAGTCATCGGTGACATCCAGAGTGCCAGTGATGTCAACGTTACCCCCGAAGGAGCCATCGTCGGTAACAACGAGATCATCTCCCACATAAAGATCGAGACCGATGCCAACACCGCCACCAACGATAAGAGTACCAGAAGATGCGCTAGTTGCATTGGTTGTATCAAATAGTTTAATAGATCCAGCGTCAAGACCTGATCTTGATCCACTGAATGCTTCACTGGAGTTGGTTGCGTTGTGATAGAGAGCATATCTTGCAGCACTCACATCCCAACCGAAGAAACCAACACGAGCAGTCGAGTCGTAGTATCGGAATTCGACACCACGATCTTTAGCATCCGACTGGGTAGGAGCAGTGTCCCCACCTAAAGTAATGACAGGATCATCCAGCGTCACTACTGTGCTGTTAACTGTAGTCGTAGTTCCGTTAACTGTCAAGTCCCCTTGAATAATGGCATTGCCATCAATGTCAAAGTCACCGTTGATAGTAACGTTATCAGTGAATGTAGAGACAGCGTTGACTGTCAAGACATCGGTATTTGCATCACCGATAGTGGTCAGAGGACCATTGATCGTAAACTGCTCGTTAAATGTAGCGTAACCATGGACCAGGATGGCACCATCAGTAGCGTTACCCTGTCCAACACGACCAATGGTTGTGAAACCAGACTCGCCAAGGATAGAGAATTCAACGTTATCATTAGTGGCAACCTTACCAACGTAGAAGTCATCACCAACATGCAGGTCTTGGACAATACCAACACCACCAGCAACTCTCAGTTGAGCATCAGCATCATTTGCAAAGGATGCGTTGTGTGCTGTGCCACCACCCAGATAGGTGCGGTATAGGACATCAACGTTATTAAGCAGGGAAGGACGGGTGCGAGCAGTGCCAGCATCCTTGACGACCAGACGGTCTGCCAGATAGATGTCACCACCAACACGGAGATCCTTATCCATGTTGACGCCACCAGCGAAGGTAGCATTTCCACCACTGCTTAGGGTGATGTCAGAATCAGTCTCACCAATAGTGATATTGTTAGTGCGCTCAAAAGTGTTGACGCCCCCAACATTAAGACTACCTTCGATATCTGTATTGCCATTTGTGCTCAGGATACGGAACGTTTGATTGCTGCCATTGGTAATAGTGAAATACTTACCAGTGACATCCATCAGGAAGTCATTGTGGAAGACCACATCATCATCGACATCCAATTCAGCATTGAATGTTACGTTGCTATCGACATTAAGAGTCGAATCAAAATCAACACCTTGGACTACATGCAGTGTCCCTTGGACATCAGTATTGCCGTTATCACTGTCAACAGTAAACTTATTGACATTACCAGCAGTGCGGATAATAAACTCTTTGTTATCAGCACTGAGGATAAGATTATCTGTAATCTCAGTCTCAAGTTGAATGTCCAGGGTGCCTTCGATAACCGTGTTACCAGTTGCACTCTCGATAGTAAACTTGTCAGTGGTATTGTTTCTAACAGCGAAGTTGGCATCGATGTCAACTGTGCCGTCAATCTCAACGTTACCAAGAAGGTGAGTCGTGCCACCGACGTTAAGATTCTCAGAGATACCTGTGCCACCAGTCACCACCAAGGTGCCAGTTGTAGGTGTCTTCCAAGTAGAAGAAGTATTTGTAGTTAGTCTGAGGTTACCAGCAATGATAGGAGCGTCAGTGCCAGTGTAGACTTCAGAGGTGTTAGTCGCATTGTAGAGGAACCTATACCCGCCAGTGCCAGACCAAATGTTAGAGTCCGCATAGTCTTCATCCCAACCATAGAATCCAAATCGCTCTTGACTATCATAATACCTAAATTCAATACCACGGTCTTTGTTATCATCTGTTAATAAAGTATCCTCACCACCCAGCGTCATGATGGGGTCTTGGATAGTCACAACAGTTGAGTTAACAGTGGTTGTAACACCATCAACTGTCAGGTCACCACGGATACGGACGGTGCCAGTAAGGTCATCGTCATCATTAGGATCCAACACCATGATGGCATTGGTTGTAGAGATAACGTTGTCTTGAATATGGAAATCTTCAATGTTGACTCTGTGGTCAACGTCAGTAACCAGGATAGTAATATCCTGATCGGAAGTAATATTAAGAGTCGCATCTCCAGCACCAGCATTGGTGACGTTGATGTCCATGGAGCGGTTTGTCGCTTCATTGACTTCAAGAGCAACCTCTAGATTTCCCGAGGTTCGCTTAATGAACTGGTCGGTCTTTGTAACATCAAGAGTAATGTTACCACTAATGGTAGCATCGAGGTTAACGTCAACAAGACCAGTGAGAGATGATCCACTGGTGGCACTACCGTTACCGTTAGCGTCATCAGCAGCAATAGCAGGATAGGAATTGCCCTGCCCCAAAACTCCAGGTTGGAAAGGATACTCACCAGTATCGTAACCAACGATACGGAATACGCTACCGCCAGTTCTGTTGTTAACGTTAATATGGTTAAGCTTGGTAATGCCATGATAAGCATTATCAGTCGTCCTTTCGGGGTCCAGCTCAAAGGTTTCAGTTGCATTCTGATCCGTAAACATCAAATGACCCAGTGATTGCAACTGGGAGTTTTCAATGGCGTTAGCCGCAATCGTTACATGACCGTTAGCATCTACGTTGAAGTCTTCCTGGTCGAAACTCGCAAGACCCTTTTGCTCGACGGTATCAGTACCCAGATCTCTCCATCCACCTTGATCGTCTGCATCACCACCTTGGATGTTGTGGGAAGGCTCTCCGAGTCCTGATCCGATATCCCTAATAGCCGCTTGGTAGACGCGACCGTTAGTAGCAATAACCTTTGAAAATCTAGGATACGCAGTAGCGTTATCGTAATTGGTGAAAGATGTGCCATCCTTAGCTCCTTCAGTTGCCGTAGCAATCGGTGAAGTATTAGCATAAACTAGACGACCATATCTGTCAACTTGGAAGTTAACTGTGTTGACTGTCTCCTCACCAGTTGTAGCACTGATCTTTGGATCGACCAGAGGATCCATTGAGTTGAGGGTATTATACTTACCCACCACAACTGTGGTATCTGCTAGGTCAATGAATGGATTATTAGTTTGAGCATTACCATTGTTGACAATGACACGACCACTACCACCCGTAATGGTGCGGTTTACTAGGGTTCCTTCTGCTTGTCTAGAGATGAAACCGAAACCTGCCATGTCGGCAAGAGAGGTCAAATCACTATCTAAAGGTTGTGCGTCACCAATACCATACTCAGCAAGAGTGCCAGGTGTCTCAGCATCGATAATACGACCACGAGAGTCCACCGTGATACGGGTGTAGGTGCCAGTTGCTGCTAGGTCATTCTCATCATAGTGAGGCAGTGCCACCACATAATTCAATTCGGCAGTAATGGTCAGGTTTGAGGATCCATCAAACGTGCCAGCACCAGACATGTCACCACCCAGGGCGATCTGTCGTGCGTTTGCCAATCGGGTTGCTGTAGCAGCGTTACCGACGAGAGAAGCAGTAATTGCACCTGCCTCAAAGTTACCGTCAGCATCACGTTTAACAAGCGTGTTAGCGGTATTAGATTCCGTCTCAATCGGTCTCTCATATCTTAGAGAGTTCCAGGCGGTTACACCATCACCGATTTTGATACGCGAGGTATCAATTTCGATTCCCAACTCACCTTGGGCGAGAATAGGGTTGACGTTTGCCCACTGCTGAGCACCGTCACGTCTTAATTGTATTCTATTTGCCATTGCTTAAAAGGATCCTAGCACAACAGTTAGTCTGTCTGACTTATTTATGTCACGAAAAACCCCCCTTTCGGGGGGTAGGGGTCAAGTAGTTTCCAGGTCGTCGGGATCAATAGTCCCGTCTGGACGTGGCTCAACTTCTTCTTCAGTTGGTGGATTGAGATACTCAAGAGTCTCAATAGCACCGAGAAGTTTTAGAGCGGTAGCTTCATTGCTCTTAATCTTGTCTGCCATCTCGCGGTTGTCTTTCAAAAGACCCTGGTAGCGAGTTTTGAATTGCTCAAGTAATTCTTCTTGAGTGGCAGTTTCAGTCACATCAGCTGGCATTGTTGTCTCCGTGTAGTAATGATTTAAGTAGGTTTTTGATTTCACCGATATCCGATTTTAACCCAGATACCTCATCTTGTAAAGTGTTTAACTTCTCCTCTTTCTTGGTGCGACGATTAAATGCCGCCATATAGTTGTCATACTCTGACATATTACAGTTCACAATAGCATTACTATTTGGATCACGAAACCAACCATCCCTGCCTTCAACAGGGATTAGGTCATCATTGAATGGTTTAATGTAATCAGAATCTGTTGACATATCAAAGAATAACTATTATAATAACCGTGTTAGGTTGCAAGAGCAATGGATCTAAGATCAGCTATGAGTGGTACTCGTGCTTGGTTTTTAGATCTCATTACAATCTTCACTTGGAAAGCGTTGAAGTTAAGTCCCCTTGCTTCATATGTATAATCCTTCCAGAGGTATTCTTCTGTAGGAGTTGTATCATATGCTTCACCTAAGTTCTGATTGGAAGTGGGAAGACCCATTTGTGTCCAACCAATAGTATTAGGATCAGTAGCATCACCAACCTTGAATGCCTTGTAGTAGATACGAAGCTCGGTAGCAGGGTGACGGGTAACTTGGAAGTCAATCTTCAGTGAGCGTGCTTCTTTGCCCAAACGTGCCAGACGTGTGACATAGACAGCATCATTTTGATCACCAACAGCAAGAGTAGAAACATCTTGATCTCTATCAATTTGTGATTGCTGACCGTAAGTTGATTGTCCACCTGGCCACATATTCACGCGGTTAGATGTTGTAATCAGTGACACACGGTCAAGGTCAATACAAGGAGAGAGTGATGATTTTTCAGTCTCAAGTGCGATTGCCATAGTAAGGGACTTGTTACCATCCAGTTTGTTCTGCTCATTAATCTTAGATGCAACCATCTGAGGAGCAGTAAACACGTTTTGCTCATTCAATACAATGTCAACATAAGTGCCATTATTGATGAAGGAGTTTTGGTCAACTACATTAGATCCATCACCAACTGATGTAGCAGTAGTAGTATTCAGTCTTGCTGACAGACTTGTATCTGCCATAACCATCGTAGACACCGTAGGTGTAATGGTTTCAAACTGGACATTCTGAGAAGAATAAACCATGGTGCCACCACCACGAATACCGTTAGTTGCAACACTATCAATGTGCAACATGTAGGTATCTAACCATGGGCAAGAGACAGTAGTGTGGACCTTATTGATTTGAGTCAGAGGAATGCCATCGAGGTTGTAGCATTCGACAATTGCACCAGAGGCGTGCTCAACATCAGCAGTGCCACTGTTACCTCTACCAGAGGTTGCCACTGTGATGACTTGACCGTTAACAGAGATTGAGGAGTATTGAATAATCTCATCTTCAATCTTAAGATAACCTTGGTTGAGGTTACCAATTGGAGATCCACCGATAATGGTATGGAACTGAGATCCATCGTTGACCTGAATCGAAGTTGCTCCAGCAGTCAGGGTAGTGGTCAATGTAGTAGGAGGCACTTCAGAGATAATGCCCTCAACCTCAACGTTGTTACTACGTTGATGCATACCATGGTTTCTGTGATAAACCAGCACTTCCTTGTCATCGTTAGGATAAGAAGGAGAAGAGGTTGGGTATGCATCGTAGGAATCGCCGCTGTAGACGATGCTAGTGATCGTTGCAGATGTGCCACCTGGCTCAGATAGAGTATCTGAAAGATCATATGCTCTAGTAATGTAGTTGAGTGTCAGTGTCTGCGTGCCTGTATCATATGCTGTGACAACACCAGTTGAAGCAGATGTAGATCCACTTACAACATCACCAACCTCAAACGTGCCGTTGAAGATCGCAGACAGGATAATCGTAGCGACAGATTGGGAGGAAGCGATGCCTTGGAATGTGTTGTTGTTGGCATCAAGGAAACCAGCAGACCAGATACCATCAATATCTGTAATAGTAATAGTTTCAGGATTAGATATAGAATCAAATTCAACAATAGTACCTTCTGCATTAGAAGGTGTTTGAATGATTCTTGCACCAACTGTAAAGGTGTTGTTAGTGTCAACAGGAAGCGTGAGAGTCTGCTTAGGTTTCAGAGTCTGGATTGGATTTTCAATCAGTCTGTGAATACCATTGTTACCCTTACCAAGCTCAGCGTTGTTAAAGATCGCTGTGCCTAAGTTTGCAGTAAACTCAGCACGATACATGGTAAACTTCAAATCTTCATACTGGTCAGCAGTCCAGGTAGAAGCGTTTTGTGACTTGAAGAGCACACCAGCATATGGTTGCTCGGAGATTGTCCTTGTGCCTGTTACATCAACATCACCCATTCTGGAGATCCAGACGTTATATTCGTTGGAGTCAGACAGAAGCACGAAGCAATATTCAATGTTTGACTTAATGTAAACAGGAGATCTGAATGTAAATCTTGTAGGAATACTTGCGTTTTCCGACAATTCAACAGTGTCAGGATCGATAGTAGTATCAGAGAAAGGAATGATATCCTTAGTAGGATAACCATTCTCCATGGTCCTGATCTGAATTGAGATAGGAATGTTAGCGTCCTTAGTCCTGAAGAAGATGTCAACACCTGTCAGGAATACGCCGCCTTCCGAATCGCAAATAAAGGATTGTGCAAGAGGGTCATACCAACCAATCTGACGTTGCTCAGTCCTGGTAGTAATAACAGTCCTTTCGTCATTAACTGTATCGCGGACGATCTCAGCATTACGGACGGCAAGAATGTTTTCTCTAACAGTTTGTAAGGTGCCAGTTGCAGAGTATGATGCGTCTGCAGAGGAATCCACATTTCCAGGAGTCCTATCATTCGTATCCGAAGTTGTGACTCTAACCGTCCTTGTGCCAGTTGCCCAGCGTGGGTTTGAATCATTCTTAGGAGAAGGAATGAAGAACGTGCCTTGTAGGTTACCAACGTTATCGGAAAGAAGACGACGATCTCTTACAACAGCACGAGCACCAGAGGTCAATCCAAGAAGGACTTCACCCACGTTGACGTTACCGTAGAAGTTAGGATTGACTGTCTCTGCCATTGCAGTGATGTCAATATTCAGGAAGTTGGTTTGTGATGCATAAGACTCAGCGAGTCCAGTTGGACCAATACCATATGGGTCAGTCTTATATCCGTCATTGGCAGGAGCAACTAATACTCTTGCGCCAGAGGTCTGACCTACCACAGTCTCGCCCACCACGAATGGGGTCTCGTTAGAGTTGGGATCAGCAGTAGAAGACTTAGTAAGCTCAATAACCTTAGGTGTTACATAACCGCTGACATTAACGCCATCGAAGAAGTAATACATTCTTGTGCGAGGCTTGAGGCGATCGATGTTGAAACCGATGTTTCTAGATCTAATCCAGGGGATTGCTGTTTGTGACAGCATGGTATCACCCAAAGACTTTCTATCAATCTTGGGCGTAACGCGAGTTCTCACGCCTTGACGTGCCTGGTTGTTAACAACACGATAGGTGCGTCTCTCATGCACAAACAGAGGTTGTCTTCCTTGACCGTGACCCAATCTACCGAGTCTACGACCACCAGAGGAGAAACTACCAGACCTGTTTCTAGTTTGAGTGGTTGATTGGAGAGATTCACCAGTCCAGTTAGTTTGCCAACCACCCCATTGGAGAGGAGCAAAACCATTCTGGTCAATCTGAAGGTCTCTAGCAACAGCAGAGAAGTCACCTTCAACGTTCTCAACACGAGCAGGAAGACGCTCGATATCAATCCAGTCGTCAGATGCAGGTGTCAGGTCAATACGACCAATGAATGTAAACACGTTGAATGGGTTAACATTCTCAGTCCTAGATGCATATGGTTGAGTAATGATTGCCAGATCTTCATAAGGCAGCATCACCATGTTTCCAGTAGTCTTAACGACGTTGCTGGATGCACCCATGTTAATTTGCAGGGGCACGTTAGAAGTATAGTGCGAAGGACGGAGGTGACCCTCTTTGAAGTCCATGGAGCACTTATAATCAATGCTGAGAACGTCACCAACAGTGTGGTCGGTGAAGTCATCTACAACATAACCATTCTTCAGACGGTCGAAACCGTTATCATCATATGTCTTAGTGTTGTCTGCTTGTACTTCTAGCAGAGACAGTGAAGTGTAATACTCAACGTGGGAGAGTCTGGTCTCCAGATCTCCGATGTCCTTCATGGTATAACGCTTGATGATCTCAGGATAGATCAGGACATCACGCTCAACGTCATACACATATGGACGCATCTCAATCGTTGCGAGAAGCATCGCATTGTCAATCTTATCAGGATGAGGAACATCCTCAGAGGACACACCCTTGACAATTTTCAGTTTGTTGTCATGTGTCAAATACAACTTGTCTGCTCTAGGGAGATAGTAGCAGTAGTCACATCTAAATTGTGTGTTAACCTTAGGGATATCGAAAATGGTAGATCCACCGACACCACCAGAGGTATCAAACTGTCTAGATCCAAAATCAAGTGACGCACAATTCACAAAGAAAGGTGACGTGATGGTGCCAGATCCAGATGCTAATTCACCGATACCAGGACGGAAGTCAATCTGGTCACGGATATAGTTAATCGATCCATCTAGTTTATACTTAGGAATCTCCTTATACATGATACCAGTGTAAGACTGGGCTGAGAAGTAATCACCTGAAGACTCATGCAAGAAGTAGTCAAAGATTACAAGTATCTTACGAATTGGTGGGGAGAAACCAGGCATCCGAGCCAGTTTACAGACATCATAGAAGTGTGCCTTCTGACCACTTTCCAATTCAAACTGGGTTGTGACAACTTTAGATCCCTTAGAAACGGATCCGTCAGAGTCATCAACAATTGCCTGCAGAGGAATGCCGTCATCATCAACACCATCAATGGTCTCGCCAGGGATGAATGGAATTTCGTTAAGTGCAACGAAGTACAGTCTCAGTGTGCTGTTGACAAACTGGATAACTCGACCACGAGCACCAGAGGTCTTACCTACAACAACTGATCCGTTGTCAAAGAAGGTAGATTCTGACAACACCATATAAGGTGATTCAGCATCATTATCACCCTCAGACTCATATACAGCATGAATCTTATAGACATCATTCAATGCAAATGAAATCTCTTCATCTTCAATACGGGTGCCATACAGGTTACCATATGCCAGACCATACTTGGTTTGGTCATTGTTAATACGTGTGCGGGTCACCTTCATTGCACGCATCTTAGCGGCAGTCTTAATCTTTCTGGTGACGATATTCTTAGAGATAAGAGCAGTCAACTTAACGGTGTTGACGTTAGCCAAACCAGAGATGGTAATAGACTGTGCATCAGCACCGAAGGTAACAGTCAGAGATCCAAGGTCATTGAGGTTATCAATGTCAAGGTTATCACCAACGCTATATGAAGATCCAGACTCAGCAACAATCGTCAACACATAGTTTTCATCATCGAGTGCTGCAAACTGCTCTGATTCAGGCAGAGACACAGTAACACCACCAGACACAACGGTCTTGTTAGCGAATGTCCTGTATACAAAGAATGACTCGTCAGAGATAGACTTCATCGAAGTTCTAGGAGCGTCAATTGACAACTCACCATTCTGATAGTCTTTCTGGAAGATGAAAGGACGCATCCTTACCATCTCAGCATACTCACCATCAGCATTGCCACTACCCTTCTTGAGGGAGGCATCCATAACGGCAGTTTGGTTGAGGTAGTCAAAGATTGGTGTGCCACCTGTAGCGATGTTACCAGTGTTGGTAGCGATCGACGCGGGGTCAACTCTCTTAATTCTTAAAGTATTGCCACCATTTAGACCAGATGCAGTTGTAGTAACAACATCACCAGGACGGAGATCTTCTGCAAACTTGGTCCTGAAACCTGTAGAAAGAGCACCAGTGCCACTTACAGTAACGGTAGAAGACTCAATAGAAGCATTATCATTCAGCAACCAGTTTGCTGCAAATGTTACAACGTTGCTATCATTTCTACCAACAGAACGACGGACATCGGATAGGTTATAAGTATGTGCTGCTTCCAGTGTGCCGATCACACGACCATCTCTTTCAACAACTTCGTTGTTAAGGAAGACACCAGAGACCTGCTCTAGTTTACAGGCAGTGCCGCTACCACTATCAGCAACGAAACCACGGGCACCAGAGGTGCGACCTCTAAGCACATCACCAATAGAAACAGAGTTGTTACCAGATGCAAAGTTTATAGCAGTAAACATCTGTGGATCAAAGAACCACATGTCATACTGGTTTGCCTGATCAACTTGAAGTTGGACAATACGAGCCCGACCGATCTGATTACCAACAATTGAGTTGGATACGCCTAGATTCCAGTCATCGTATAATTCGATAACTTGGTATGCATCAGACACACCTTCACCAGTTAGGTCAGCCCAACCATACTGATCGTAGACTTTAACAAAGTTGCCAAGTCTGAAGTGGATAATACCGTTTTCTACACAAGCAAAATCTCTAGGTTTGGCAGAGTCAACATACTGAGGTGTAAGGAATTCAGTCCTGTATCCTTTTACATACGCTCTACCAGGAGAGATCTCATAACTTAGGAGATCATCTGTAGGAATATTGTTTTGCTGAGTCGTTTGAGTAGGAGTGTAGACCCCGTTGTTAAAACCATCATCAAGACATTCTCTTGCCTTGATACTGAAAGTGTCGATAACATAGTCGCCAGACTCTTCGTAGGTCCGACGTGCCATCGACTTCTCAAGCTCTGAGTATGCAGTATGATCAACAAACTGCTCAACTTTACTATTGTTGATTCGTAGTAATTCAACGAAGTTTTTGTCAGTCGAATCATTGATTGCCTTCTTGACAAGGGTAGTCTTAATCTTAAATCTATGACCGCCAGGTGCTGAGTAGTTTGAAGTTCCTGCAGCGTTGTCATTCAGTGACGGATCGTCTTCTGGGGTAACAATAGATTCACTAACTTCTAGACCAACCCTGTAAGAAGGGTTATTGCTATATTGCTCAAGGATCAGGTTTGCAGATGCAACATCAACAAAGTGACCTCTAATAAAGTACACACCATTGTTAATGTATGCAGCAGATGCAACCGCAGTAGAGTCAACGGGTAGCAACTGTCCAAATGGTGATCCAATTTCGATCAGTGTTGTGCCGAAAGTAATTTCGTTTTGAGCAAGCAACTGCTCATTAGATTGGAATCCTTTAATGGTTGTGTCAGAAACTGTGTCACCAGACTCGATATACTTAACGTATAGAGTGACGTAACCACGCTCAGATTCAGAAGCAGCAATTGAATACAAGACCTTTGCTTTAACGCCAGTCGTGATACCCTCAACAATCTGACCATGCAGTTGAGTCCTGTAGGTTTCGACATCGACACCTAGGAATGATTGTTGCAGAATGATTGCCTGCACATTCAGGTCATAACCGACCTGACCAGGGATAACCATCGCGCCTTCTTTGAAGAAGTGTTGACCGATGGATTCAATCTGATTCTGGAGAATCGATTGTAGAGTCGTTAATTCACGCGCTTGGATAGGATATCCAGGGCGGAATAACACTCTGTAGAAATTCTTATCCTTATCGAAGTCGTCGAAATAAGGAGCAATATTTAGATTGGTATTCTGGGGCATCGTTTAGAACTCTACTACGATCTTAATGTCTTCGATTTGGTCACCAGCACGAGTGATAGCGCCTCTATTATCTATGTAAATAACCCGACCCGAATTTGGCTCAACCTCTGGTCTTGCATAACCGTTGGTAAAAGACATACCCAAGTCATACTCAGTGTTGTTAATAACACGAGTAGAGGATCCTGATACAATTGGGAAGTTAATATCAGGGTCGGCAGATGCACCAGATGTTGCACCCACGACAGGGTTACCACCCTCAAACTCAATTAGACTACCAGTGAATTCAGGGAAGACACCATCAATTCTATTCTGGTAATACTTAAGCACTTTGGTTGTGCTATTCCATGAGATCACACGTCCACGAGCAGTCACTTGCTGACCACCAATTGTGCGAGACTGTGTGATAATTTCGTCAGTAGCAAAGTTACCTGTGAAGGTAGGAGCAAAGATAACTGACTTTGTGGCGGACAGAGTAAGATCTGCTGCCAATTCTGTTGTGCCGAATTTGTTAGGGTTGATCACCAAACCAATACGACGGTAGTCGTTATCAGTTGGGAAGTCACCACTACCCTCAGCATAGGTAAACTTGGTGTTAATCATGACGCGATATCCACCCATCTCTGTCCCTGGCTCAGCACCATGACCGACAGTTGGGGGAATGATCACTTCAACGGTGCCGCCTGATCCTGCACCTGCACCGATACCGTTGACTTCATCGATGATGACTTTACCGAAGGTGTATCCTGATCCACCCGATGTGACAGTTGCATTAACAATGCGCCCCCCATCGACAACCAAAGACACACGACCGCCAACACCATCTCCTTTGATAGGCACATTCTCGTAGGTTCCATTGTTATACCCTGCACCAGAAGAAGAAATAATAACTGTATCGATCTCACCACCAATTGCATCGGACACCACAGCGGTGTCACTCAGCACAGGCATGTATTCATTGGAGAAGAATTTCAGTACAAGACCCACAGGGATCGTATACATATACTTCCAACGATAACCGTCAGCAGTGGTAATAATAGAAGTTGAAGTACCCGTAGGCTCAACAGTAGAAGGCTTACCGTTAGGATCACTAGGGGATGTCCCGTTATAGATGCACTTATAGACTTGATACGATGAGTTAACAACGTAAAAGTCTGCATCATAAAGTTTGGTAGCACCAGAAGACGCGGTTTTAGTTGCGCTGTAGTCATGACGATACATATCGTAAACATAACCCAAGCCACCAGTGGTTTGCTCAGGAGGAATCCAGTCAGTCCTACGAATAACTTGAATAGTATCATTCGCCAGCACCCGCTTCATTGATATCATGTCAGCGAAGTCATCGCTAAACTCTTGGAAAGAGTCTACAGGATCGGGCGCTGCATTCTCGTTATCCCAAGGTTGGGGACGACCGATGAAAACATACAGACGATCACGACTACTTCCAGCTTCGCTATCAGTCTGAGCAGGATCGGGTCCTTGCAGAGACTTGATAAGTCGGCTGGCAGTAAAAATTCTAAATTGGTCGGTTAGTAGCGCCATTTGTTACCAATTATCCTATAGTTTTATTTATGGGGTTAATACTCACCCTCATTTCTGAGGAAGTTGTTATACTCAACTGCGATGATTTTTGCTTGGGCTCCAGAGGAGTTTCCTTGCAGTGTCTCACCTACAGTAAATTTATATGTTGGGTCATTATCTTGAATCGACTTAACATCTAGATAGAATTGACCATCTTTAGGTCCAAGTCTTCTATTTGTAGTTGTTGCTGCGACACCAGATGATTGTCCAGTTGCAAGTTCTTCGCCACCAGCATTTGGGACGTTAAAAAGAGCAGCAGTAATATACTCAATTATGATAGTTGCAGTAGCGACATGGGCATCACCATCTCCTAAAGCACCTGCAGACTGGATAGTAGCAACCAATTGGTTAGGACTACCATCATAGATTTGATCGCCAATCTGGAAGAGCGTGGTGTTGGTGCCACCTAATTCTTCCTCAATACCATATTTAGACGAGGCGATGCCCCCATCTAAGTTGACTTGGTTTTCAAAATCTGTGCCGACATTCAGAATGTCAGGAATACCATCTCCAAACTGCTGCACACCATCGGCATCAACAAACTCCTCATCGTCATCTTCAAACTTTCTGTTTTGAATGACTGACAAAGGTGTAGTAAATGCAACAATTTCGCTGCCTTCTGCTTCAACCAAAGTATGTGGTGCGACACCAGTTGAAGATGATCCAGAAGTACCTGCAAAGAATGCAATGATCTTTGACTTCTCACCTGATCTACCAGCATCAATAAATGCCAACTCATCAACCTGGAATGTCAGATATAATGCTCTCTCGGTCTCATTCCAATCATAAACAATAGCGACTCTGTTACTTGCAGATTCAATAACACGTCTTACTTTATCCGTAACTTGGAAGTCGTAAAGTGTGTCTCCTGTATTGATATCATTTTGGAGAGTGTCAAGAATGACTTTCTGATCAAATCTAAAGTTTGTGCCCCTGTCACACCCAATAAATGATGTGGCAGTTTTGCCTGTATATCTGACAACTTCTCTACCGAGAAGGAATTTACCAGATCCAGGATAAGGTGCAGTTGACTCAACGTGAATAGTTTCATCACCAGTGCCAACGTCAGTCAGAATACCTGCTAAGTTGTAAACAACAGAGTTTAGAGACTGTCTGTTTCTTGCAGTCTTGATCAGGTTTGTATCTCTTGTGAAGATAACCTGAGGAGGATTTACATAACCAGCACCACCTGCTATGAGATCAATAGTGGTAATAGCACCAAGATCAATAAATGCTGCAGCACTGGCACCAGATCCACCACCACCAATAATTTGAATTAGAGGAGGATCTTCAAAGAACTCACCAGAATCGGTGAGGGTAATTGCAGTAACTTTACCGAATGGGTTGACACCCGCAACGCCAGTTGCACCTTGTCCACCACCACCTGAGATGATAATGTTGACATCTTCTTCGGTATAGTTTCTACCAAACTCTTCAATGGCAAGACCTGTAACCAGACCTGTAATAGGCACCAACTCGGATCCAGATCCACCACCACCTTTAACTTCTGCTTCAGCAGCAAAGTATTCATCACCAAACTGAGTCATCTGGATGAAGTCAATACCACCGTTATCCTTCAGGAAGATCTTTCCTTCAGCAGGGACAGTTGCATCTTCATCAGTAATTTCCAGACGCATGGGATCATACCCTTCACCTGGATCCAATACTTCTACAGCAGTGACTTCACCATTGACACCATCAATGACTGGTCTAAGCACAGCATCCCTGATGGGAGTGCCACAATTTTCAACACGAAGTCTAGGGGGGTCAGCAGGATCATACCCACTACCTCCCGCAGTAACATAAACTTCTCTTACCCCGAATATACTATTAAATACGGGGAAAATTGAAGCACCAGATCCAGGGACTGTTCTTGTCATTAGACAACCACGAGATTACCGACCATTCCAGAGTGAATGGTGCATTGATAGACATATGTTGTGCCTGCAGCAAGCGTCATAGGCACGGTCCAGTATTGGACAGCAGTTTGAGATCCACTTACACCAGCAGTTACAGCAGATCCACCATTCGTCTGTCTTAGAGCAAATGGGTGACCGCTACCAGTGGTGTTGTTAAATCTATATGTGAAACCACGATAGACATAGATGGTTGGGTTTCCACTTCCACTCCAACCATTATTGTTGAAGTTATAACCACCACCTGTCGTCCCAGAAATCTCGAAACCAACAGCAGCAGATGCAACCGCTTCAACTTCACCGTTTACATTAGTGATGAAACTCTGATTCTCGGATAGAGACTGACCACTAGCAAGATATAAATCTGCAGCAATGCTGACGGCTGCTGCCGTCACTTGCCCTGAGGGGTTGGTGGTTGAAGTAACAGATGTTGTTACACCGTTGCCACCACTAACTGTTAACGTTCCATCAGTGACGTTGATTCCAGAGGATCCACTATCACCAGATACTGTCGCAAAAATGCTTTGGTCAGCGTTAGGTGAATCGTTAGTAATCGTTAGATTATCACCAGAAACAGCAGTGGAGATCCCAGTACCGCCAACAAAGTTAACAGTAGTAGTAGCACTGCCAGCCGTTTTGGATCCCGAATCAGATCCGATAACAGAGAAGAGATTTTGATCAGGATCACCTAACGTCCCCGTCATTGCAATTGTTAATGTATCTCCAGCAATGGTCGTGGAAATATTTGTGCCACCAGATACAGTGAGGACATCAGTAGCAGCACTCGCAGTAGTAGATCCCGTATCAGCATTAAAACCTTCAAATAAATTTTGTGTAGTGCTGCCACCACCAGATGCAGTAGCATCATTGTCTGGATACCAGTTGCTATTAGCAGCAGACCACTTGAGGACCTGACCATCGGAGGGACCACCACCAACCGTCAGATCAACGTCACTTAACTCACCAACACTAGATCCAGAATCAATCAGTTGGACCCAAGCACCGCCATGTGCAAAGTATCCATGATTCTCAGCATGGACATGTGCAAACATACCATGATGATCTGCTGCAGCAGGAAGATCTGCGGTTTCAGCAAAATGGTTTGAATACTTTAGTTTACCGTCTGTGCCATCAATATATGTCAGAGCACTTCCAGTGCCACCTGCCCAAAACTTAATATGACCACTACCGTTAGGTTTGATGACGACATCGCCATTGTTTGTTGAGCTGACTTGGAATCCACCAACATCTAAATTAGAAGTTAACGTATCAAAATCTCCCTCAGCAAATTGGGATCCATTCCATTTTAATAATTGTCCTGAGGTAGGACTGCCAATATTCACCAACAGGTTGGTGTCATTACCAAGAGCGGTATAAACTTCGTCAATGACGCTATTCAGTTTGATAGCACCATCTCTGAGACTATCACCTGTTCCGTCATTTGCTGACGATCCAATACTAAGATTCTGTTTTGCCATGGTGGGTAGATTTCTACAGTGTTATTTAGGTGCCATCGAAGGTTTGTGCCGTAGAGTCGAGAGTACTCTGCGTGCTATCGAATCTATTAGCGGTAGATCCGCTTCCACCGCCAGATCCAGTAACAGTCAATACTGCTGCATTGGAATCAAGTGGTGAGTTTTCTGCTTGAGTTGATACTCCCAAAGGACCGATGATACGGCAACGGAATCTGTATCCCGTCATGTATGCAAGAGTGCTGAGTGTATAGGAGTTTGCAGTTGCTCCTGTAATAGCAGCGAATGCGAAACCGCCGTCTGTGGAGCGATACCACTGATATGCAATAGGTCCGTTTTCTGGACTGATCTCTGCCTGCACAGTAAACGTTGCCGTTTCTCCAGGGTTTGTTGTTGCATTCTGAGGTTGTGATGTAAACACCAGAGTTGGAAGTACTGGTGGTCCACCATCACCACCACCGCCACTGGGTGGAGCAGCAGGTGCTTGTAATGTAAAGTTTGTATTGATGGTCTCCCTAGTGGAAGATCCAATCATGTATGGAAACTCAGGGAGATCAATGTCGTCTGGGTCTACAGATAAGAAATATGCAAAGGTGCCCCCCTGGAATTCTGGAGTAATGCAAAATCTACCATTATGGATGTCTAGGTCACCCGTTGCCTCTACATACTCCCAGTCCTCCACCAGAGCGCCTGCAGGGGGGTTTTGGATGGTGTTACCATAGTCAGGTCTATCTGTCGTTTCAACTGATTTAGTTGAGTAGGAAGACTTCATGACTCTAGGAGTACTCAGATTATCCCATGGAGATGCATAAGCATATGGACCATAGATTGGGAATCCATCAAATGCAATACCAATGATCTTAGAATGACCATCAGGATGTCTCAGGTTATCGCCGTTATATTGTGTAGTGCCATAATAATCATTGTATCCTGCCATTGATGACCCTGCTCGCCAGCAATCTAAGAAGTGTGTATCGTGATAATGATACTGACCACTTTGCTCAGGATGTCCACCACAATCATCATCACCAAAATCTACAGGAGACTGTGGATAGTGGGCATTCCAACTGAATCCTACTGGGGGGTTTCCACCAGCACCAGCAGAAGGGTTAAACAAAGCAACGCCATTAGCGGCAATGCCAATAGTACCAAGAGGAGTTGCGCTCCTACCATTTCGCTGATCATAATACTCATATGTGCCGCTGGTGAGAGACTCTTGGTCTCTCATAATAAAGTCAAGTCTATCTGATGTTGCCAACCAACATTCGTCTTCGATGGATGTAAATGTAGTACCCTTATAAAGGAATACTCTTTTAATACCATCACTGAAGGTAACCATAAGTCTGTCACCCACCTGAATCTCATTGTTAAACAACGAGTTATCATTACCAGATATGACTATAGACCTAAGGAACCCGTCTTGATTCCAAACGTTAGTATCGAATGTGCGACTAATACCAAAGGACCCACCACGGTAAATAAAAGCATGATCGAAATCTTGCTCCGTTACTGTGTTTGGGTTGTTGGCATTAGGAAACGTGCCAAACCCTACAGGAGAGGGAAGACCATCCGCCTCTACTGTAAGAATGTCAGTGGCATCGTTATAACTTGCGGTTGCCCCCATGGTTTTACTTTTATTTAGATGTCGTCGAAGATTTGATCTGGAGTGAAGTTACTAATCACAGTAGCACCAGTCTGGACCGTGAGGATAGCAGACAGTGAGTAAACAGGTGTAGCACCTGCAGCAGTAATTGCAACTCTGTATTCATCACCATCGTCTGCCTGAGCAGCATCGTTGGTATTGAATGTTGACTGGTTAGCACCGATGATGTTACTCCAGGTCTGAGTGCCGTATTCCTTCTTCTGCCACTGGTAGTTGAGTTGCTGACTGTTGGAGACAGTAGCAGCAACCGTGAAGGATGCAGTCTGACCTTGGTTAACCGTTACGTTTACAGGATCCTGAGAGATCGCAATCGCGCCAGGAGTAATCGTAGTGGTGTCGCCATCAATTGCCTCATCAGCGTTGTAGATATCTCTACCACCGTTGACAGGCGTGCCTGAAGGATTAACAAAGTCGTCTGGGACAATATTGTCAATCTCAACTAATGGTTGTAGATAAGAAACACCAGGGGTCTTCACGTCAATGCGTGTGATACCCATGAGTGCCTTGATACGACCATCGAAACCTGAGGATGAAATCACGTCCACGTTGGGGCGTGAGGTGTAACCATCGCCAGAGTTGGTGAGGATTGCACTATTCAACTGACCAGAGCGGATTGTTGCCAATGCAGCAGCGTTACGTCCCTTAACAGATCCTGTGTATTCAAAGGTGATCAAGGAGTTTGAAGATTCGATCAGAGCAACGTCACGAGCGAATTCCTCACCATCAATCTCAAGTTTGTCACCTGCTTCCACAGGTGGCACAACGGTTGCAGCGATCACGTCAGTATCAGATCCAATGTAGGAGAATCCAACAAAGGTTGATCCTGCGCGAGGCACTTCAGCAAAGATGATTCTAGATCCGACGATCTCGTATGCGACGCCAGGTTCTTGAATAATACCGTTGAGTGAAACGATGATGTTGTTTTCTGGGCGAATCACGTTAGAAGAAACACCTTCAGTCAGAGTCAGCGAGTAGAAGAGACCTTCACGTCTGAGGTTGAAGGACGAGCGCAAGGAGTCAAACTCGAAGCTGATATCGTCCATCTGACGGAGTTTACCAACGTAGTAACCAACGAATTCAGATCCAATGTCAGGTGCCTCAGAGAAGTTAATCTTGTCTGAGAATGCAACGTAGGAGTTGTTACCACCAGGAGGTTGTAGGATGCCATTGACGAAGATGAGCATGTGACCAGCGGGATCTGGGAAGTATGCTTCACCATTGCTGATCGTGAGATCAAACTGTGTCTGACTACCGTCGAAACCACGGAAGTAACGATCAACGCGACCCTCAAGCGTGCGTGCCTTAGCAACCACACCACCCCAACCATAGTCGGAGACGACGGTCATATTGTTAAGGAAGTCACCCTTGACATTTTCCAACCAGACGGTTGCTGTGATACCCTGCTGATCAATAGCAGCCACGCGCCCGTAGGAGTTATATGTAGTGTCTATGACCGAGGTAACGTTAGCGTAGATGCTTGGGAAGTTAGATCCAAGATCAAGTTTACCGATGTTATTAGATCCAATGGTAAGAGCAGTGATATCTTCACCCGTGCCTATAGGAATCAAGTTACCGATAAACAAGCGATGGATGCCATAGGTTGGATCGGTAGGATCTGCGTTGATGCCATTGATATATTCAGTTACCGTTGCACGGAACCCAGGATCCTTCAGTGTGGTGCCTTGCAGGAGGACGACCTCATCACCAACACGGAATGTATCGGAAATGCCAGTGTCAACGATTGCAGTGCCAAGCTCCAACTGATAGATGTTGGTGCCGTGGATATACTGGTTAAGTTGAATCTGTGTGCCAGAGAGACCCTTAATTTCGAGGATGTAGTCAGTGACGCTACCGTAGATGATATCGCCAGCATCCCATGCATCTCCGATGGTTTCAACGTCAATCGTAATACGACCACCGTCATTACCTGTAAGAGATCCAGACTTATTGAGGTATTGGTTAGCATATGCCTCAGTAGCAGATGCCTTATCAAACAACCAGTCGCCCTGTGCGAATGATCCTCTCTCAACGTTAATCAACATGCGAGAATCGAAGGAGACAACCTCAGCAGTCGTGCCACTATCAGCACCAACCAAGATATCGCCTACGTTGATCACACCCGCGACAGTAGTTAAGTTAAGGAAGTTTTCACCAAGATTATTGGTCCTATCAGACTGGAGAATCGTGCCAGAAACAGCAGGATTTGATTGGACTGTGATTTGCTCACCGTTCTGGAAGTTTTCATAAACACCCAGATTCTGACTTACGTTATTCAGATTATAACGAGTATAGAGTCTGTTAATCTCTGCTTGGTTGAGCGAGATGCTACCAACTTCAGATGAAGATTCAGACGTGGTGCCGTAGATAACATCTGCGGGGTTAAATCCACCCTGGATAGGAGTCTGTGAAGGATCTGCTGGGAAGAGAGAAGCAGACCTATCGATACCAGTACGTCTGACGACGGAGAAGATCTGCTGACCAGTGTTGGCAGTGTTAACTTCAACTCTTCTAAATCTACCATCGTGCATGTAGTGAGCACCAACTTCAAACCACTGTGCAGTGGCAGTCATCACATACCAGTACGTCTGACCAGTAAATGCTGCGACTGAAGTCTCAGATGCTGGGATATACTGGAGGATGTCACCACGACGGAAGGAGTTAACGCGGTTAATTCTGACTCTATATTCAGCGCGGTCGAAACCAACGGGGACGATAGGAGTAAGAGTAACCAGAGCAGGATCAGTGTTATAGTCATAACCCAATTCATACTTGGTGTTGATGTTAACTGCATCGCTACTTGGGACCCAAGTAACGCTACCTTCTGTTGGGAATTTAGATGTCTCTAATGAATACTCAATGGCATTGATAGAGGAGTCAATGATAAATTCAGATGCCTCACGGTTGTAATCCAAACGACCATCGATACCTAACTGATAGGTATTGTAGGTTGTCCAACCAGGATCTTCAGTCAACTGATACAACACAGACTTGATATACTCACGCACGCGAGTGTTTGCATAGATCAAGTGTGTGCGAGCTATATCCTGGAATGCAATGAAGTTCCCTTCACCGTCAAACCAGTTTTGGACCAGTCTAAATGCACCTGCGTTACCGCCAGTGATCATGTCATATCTGACTGCCTTGAGGATGTCAGCACAGAAGTCCACTGTCATTTCAGTGGTGCCATAGTAAGTCACAGTTTCATCAAACGCTCTCTGTGCGATAGCATCTTTGTTAAAGAGCAGCATGTTAGCGATAGATTTGTCGGTATTTAATCCAGCGCCAAGAGTATCAACCATGATGTCAAACAAGGTGTCGATCGCGGATTGTGGTCCTTCACATGTACCTTGCTGATAGTTGCTATTTGTGTAAGCGTCAAGTCTAGTTGTCCTAACGATGGAAGCCAACTGATTTGTGTTGTTGTTTGCTGCGTTTTCAATTGTATCGATGTAAATCTCAAGAAGTGTATCGATAGCAGAAGCAACTTCAGCACAAGTCTGATTCCACTCAGCAGCAGAGGAGTCGTAGGTAAGACCAGTGTCCCTAACCGCAATATCAGGCGTATATTTAATAGGCCAGATCTTAGGTAGGATGCTAACGCGGTTTGCAACATCAGCAGGATTGCTAATTGCATCTGTGACCAGTTGCATTAGAGTATCAACTTCGGTTGCAACATTATCAGACTCACTACCTGTGTAGATAGGATCGACCAGACGTGATCTGTAGTATGACATATCACTTGTTGTGTATGCCCATGCTGTTGTCGATTCACCCGAGCACACATCACCTGTTGTAGCAGCAAAACCACCAATATCACCACCAGACCATTGACCAGCAACTTCACCAAGACCAACGTTTAATCCAGGAGTTGAAGCTTCACCAATAAGGTTGCCGTCAATCCAGAGTTTGACACGACCAGATCCAGAAGCAACTGTGCCGCCAACTCTAATTTCCCAAGTGATCTCATGCTCACCACCATCGAAGTAATCTGAGAGAGTAGAGACTTGGACATCAAGGAGTGCAAGACCGTTGTCGCTAGCAGTAGATGCACCACCTGCATAGGAGTTAGCACCATTGCCAGCACGGAGACGGAGGTATGTGCCACTATCTCTGATACCGAGGTATGATCCTTGACCAGTCGCTCCACCTTCCCATAGGACGCCATCAGCAGGTGTGCCAGCAGGAAGCACTGTCACACAACTACAAACCATATCCTCATTATTGGTCTGACCAGTTGAAGATGCTGGTGAGTTATCGATACTGTTTGTGCCGTTAGTAAACGTGCGAGTAACAACGTTGTTATAACTGCCACCGAGGGTGATACCCTCATCAACCAATGAATTGCGGAGCACCGTAGTAGGTTTGGGGACTGCCTCGGAGAATGCCTGGACGCCACCGCTGTATGATGCAACGTTAGTAATAATTTGACCACGCATTGCACGCTTCACAAGTCTCTTCGCTTCTTCCAGAATCCAATTTACCTCTGTTGCCAGAGATGTAACGTGTGCGAGAGATCCACTGTATGTTGTATAGAACTCAGATACCCAGTTGATCCAGTTGTCTCCATCGTACTTGAGGTTGAAGACCAGTGCTCTGAGGATGTCAGTCACGTCATGGACGCAATCGATGCTACCGTTAGAAACAACAGCACCTTCATGTGCATTAACAAAGGTATGAGTATATTGCTCACCTGCGGGAGATGCACCAACGTTGATCGTAATCGTATCAGTGGTATGTGCAGTAATTAATCTAGATGTGGTGTATGCAGGGTCACCTTTACGGGGGTAGTAGTTGGTAACGTTGTTACCATCAAGTGTGCATGTAAATCCAATAGAATCAGGTCTAACAGTAACTCTGTTACCTGCAACCAAACCATGACCTGCCATGGTAATGACCATCTCACCACTCGATGCAATGTAAGTTGCATCCGATGGAGTGTATTGCTGACCACCGTAAATTCCACCGTTAATACTCAGTGAAGGATACTGTGTCTGACCTGCCTTAACTGCTTGCTCAGCAATCCAACGAATGTTTGCATCAATAGCATCAGCACAATCAGCAAAGATTTGCTCTTTGGGATTTGCCTCGTATGTAGAAGGATCAACGTTATTAGGATCGTTGCCAGGGATATAATCTCTACCGAAACCATTTCTCATGGTTATGGTTGCAATATCCTTAACGATTTTCATGACGGAGACAGTTGCTTCCCAATCGTCTTCGATGTGCTTCAGAGAATTATTCTCTGGCTCAACGTAGAGATTTGCAGCATCCCATGTTCTTTCATTACAGTTGTAGTTGAGGTCATGGACAAGAGCCTTAAGGATATCCTTAACGTCATCACTACAGTTAACAGGACCACCCTTGATTTGGAATAGGGCATACTTGGACATGTCATTCATTGTCTCGACTGCCTCATGTGCAATCAGATCAATGTTTGCCGCGATAGCATTGGTAGCATCCTTATAACGATTCCAGTTAGAAACGTTATCCTGAGGATATCCTTCATCATCGATAATGATGGTATCATCTCTAAATGCACCACGGGAAGTATACAGAGGTGTATGGTAATCATCTTGTGCCCATGCTGGGATACCAAGATCTCCAGAAACTTCTCCAGGAGAAAGGAGCAAGTTGTTACCTGCTTTCTGTGTGAGATACTTGGCATGATGGAATGCATCAAGCATTGGATTCAACTCATGCTCAACATGAAGGATGTTGTTTTGATCATCCAGATAATTATCAATGACTGCTTCCACATTGTATGTGCCACCCGTGCAAAGGTCAGCAATCACAGCAGGGAGAATGAATTGCTTAACATCCCTCTCGCAGTATGGTTGACCATAACCAGGCATTTCCAAGAACTGTGTGAGCGTGCCATTGAGGTCAATCTCATACTTATTAAGGATGTATCCAGCAACTTCTTCTGCGATATAGTCGCGGTTTTTCCAGACCAAGACACCAGTGTCTCTGAAAATATCAGGATTAGGTGCAAGGACTTCTAGCACTTCACGACCCAGAGTATCAAACTCATCTTGGATGGATTGAGATGCAGGAGTTGCGAAGTTGTTGGGAAGTCTCAATCTGTTTGTATAGGTGCCAGTCAGAGTTGTGTCAGTTGTAGTAATTACATACTTACAAAGGACGAATGCCTGATCCCATGCATACAGAGTTTGTAGAATCTCGTTACCAACGTGCTTCAGTTTGCCTGATGCTTCGAGGTAAGTACGAGCGGTGTATAGTGAGTTGTAGTTACCACCGTCTCTCAAGTCCTTGACAAGAGCGCCGATGATGTAGTCTTTAGTATCCCTGATACACTTGTTGGTGCCACCATAACTACCTTCGGCCACGTTGTTGCCTGGGATGACAAAATCAGGGAATGCTGCTTCCATTCTACCGACTGCTTCTTCAGCAATCCAGGCAGCGTTAAGATCGATAATATCAGCACAGTTTCTGTGATCTGATCTACCAAGATCAACGTTTTCAATGATTGCAAAGTTTTGATCGTAGTTAAGTTCCTTGATAGCAGCAGAGGAGATACGCTGACCAGTGTAGATAGCATATGTTTCCTGATTATTCATGACGAATGGTTGCTCACCGTCAAGACCAAACTTCACATACTGGTTAGAGTAGTCGATCTGAGTAGGAGGCACGAATCCAGTGTTGAAGTCGGACTCTCCATTCTTAACAACCACGTTGTCCATGTAACCAGTAAACTGATTGGCAGCGTTGAAGTCAGCGCCGATGTAGATAGCAGCATAACCATAATCGTTGGTATCAGCGTAGTTGCCACCAACCTGCACGCCATCAACATAGAGTTGTAAGACGCTAGTAGTCCTGACAACTGCAACGTGATGCCAGTTATTAGCAAGCAGCGTGCCACCAGTCAGCAGTTGAGATGTGCCGTTGTAGACAGTGATTGCACCAGAAGTCTGCAGAGTAATTCTCAAACCAGCGGTAGCAGACAGACGACGGAAGTCAAACAGATGCTGAGTTGTGCTCAGGTTATCTGCTCTAAACCAACCTTGGACAGTAAAGTCTGCAGTATTGCCGAAGGAGAAGTCGTAACTATCTTTAGTGACCAAATATCCAGTAGATGGGAATTTGATAGACTTCTTACCGCTAAGTCTCTTGTATTTCTCGATAACACTTAGAGAAACACCGTTTTGGTTAGCAGTGGTGGAGTTGGTAACATACTCACCATCCTGGAATGATCCAGTAACAGCGTCAGCAAAGATCCACTTCAAACCAGAGTTAGATCCAATTGCTTCAAATTGGGCACCGCTAGTAATACCACTAATGGTGTCGCCAACGATAAACAAACCACCCGCACGATCCTTATATGCAATCTTCGTGGTGCGGATGTTTTCACCAGCAACGAAGGTGCCATCAGTGATGCTTGCGAGAGCGTTAATATTATTGAGATTTTGTGCTGCAATCGCAGTCGTAGAGATGTCTACGAGCGTAGCGATATATGCCTGGACGTTAGCACAATTCTGGATTGTTTCATTTCGGCCTGAGTAGTAATTAGGGTCGAAATACTTGGCAGTTGTGCCACCGCCAGTGAAGACTGCATTATCCAGTCCCTTGACGAATGTGTGGGTATATCCACCACCAGTACTAACTGAATTGGCAGAAGAACCAGACCATGTGTGAGCATACTGTTGATCTGCAGGAGATGCTGCAACGTTAACCGTGATGGTTGTTGCGGTAGTGCCATGGATAAACAGACGACGACCAGCAGCAGGGTCAGTAGATCTAGGATATGTGTGAATAGATGCATTAGCATCCATATCACATGTGAATGATATAGAGTCAGTAGCAATACTTACATAGTCATTGATTTCAAGACTATGTGCTCCGATGGTCAATGTCATATCACCCGTTGCAGGGTCATAGGTGCCACCAGTTGGTGTGAATTGGACCAGAGGAGATGCGCCAACGTTGACTGTGATTGTAGTGCCAGTCTCAGCACTAATAGCAAGAGGAGTGTTGAATGCAGGATCTCCAGCACGAGGATAGTCGTGGAAGGATGCATCGTTATCCGAATCACAAGTAAACTTCAGAGAGTGTGGACGGATCGTAACAGTATCCGAAGTTGTCAGTGAGTGAGTGCCAATGGTAAGTACCATTTGACCATTTGAAGGTGTGTAGACTGCAGCAGATACGTCGAATTCTTGCAGATCATCTTCACCACCACTGTAGGATCCTTGATATGTTGTAGGATCTTTCAGCATGAATCCAGTGACAGAAGTCCTGGAATTGACTTGATAATAGAGAAGGTTGTTGATTGCCTGGAAGGACAAGTGCATTGCCTTATCGATAGCAGTCAGAGATTCTGCATACTCACCGATTAGACCGTTAGCAATAGGTGCTCCAGCAGCATCGAAATACTTCTTAGTGAATTCGATGATGTTGTAGTTGCCACCCTGAGAAACGTCTTCTGCCAAGGCATCGATCATCAGACCGATGTCACGACGACACTTGACTTGACCAGGGGAATAGGTGCCTTTCGACTCATCAGGAAGGTCAACCAGCGTGCCATTCAGCAGAGTTTCATCAACCACATCATAGAGAGTGGTAATTGCTGCTTGGACATCACTACAGTTGTCAGTGCCATTGTTAGACTGGTTAGCACCGTTAGTGCCGTATGGGTCATTAGGTGATGGATCAGCAGTAATACCGTTACCATCATAACCACCATGATCTACTTCACTCCAAGGAACGTAGGTGATACCTGCATTAGGTTGACCACCTGGCGCTGTGAAACTAGAAGTCAGATTGTTGACGATTGCCAACTTCATCATGTCTTTTGCTTTTTCAAATCCATAACGAGTCTCAGCAGACTCATTGTTGACATACACAAAGTTGCCATCTACATCAAAATACTTGGCACAAAGTTTACGAGTATAGACATTACCACCACGGAAAATGTCAATGGAGATAGCATCGATATACAACTCAAGGTCACGGATGCACTTATTAGGATCAGGAACGGTGAGTGACGTATATTGCGTCATCATCTCATCGTATGCCTTATTAGCAATGTATGATTTATTTTTCTGGATCAAACGATATGCGTCAGAATACCTACTCCAGGAGTTGGTAATGATATCACCAGGGAAGTAGAATCTGGGGTGCTTGACAGCAATTTCTGCTTCAGCAAAATCAATGATTTGATCTTTGTTACCAAGGATCATTGCCGAGGCATCTTTGAATCTGTTGGTAGCAACACCATGGAAGACAGAGCTTGGGTTGCCGTAGTTTGCTCTATTGTTAATGACAATATCGCCTTCAGAGAAGTTGCCACCTGCCAACTGAGTATACTGGACTTCAGTATTTCTAACTTCTTCAAAGTCAAGGAAGTCCGCATTGATTCTGCTAGTAGAATCGTAAAGCTCAGTAGGTGTAATAGAAGATTGTGAAATGTTATCGATGATAACGTTAGGATTAGTAATACTAACCAGACGCTCAAACAGCAAACCATAGAATGTAGATCCTGGGTTGATGATCAACTCATCAACAGCATCCTGGGTGGCAGGATCAATATAAGGAGAGATGAATGTAATTTGACCAGCAATCTTAGATGATGCTGAGTAAACAAACTCATTAAGTCTTAGATCAAAGATACCAGTTTCAAACTGTGCAGTACCTGAGGTCTTACTAACCACGATAGCATCAGTGACATTACCATCTCCATCAATATTAGTTTCTTCGATAATAGCAGTGTCACCTTCAAGGTTAGTGATAGATTCACCAAACTGGAAGATAGTATCGCTATTAATAGCAGTAACGCTCAGGACAAGTGCCGAGAAGAGGGTGCCACGAGTGATCTCCTCATTCAGGTTGAATGATCCACCAACCAAGTTGATAACGTCGATATGAGTCGTGCCAGAGTCGATAATAGTAGCAACAACGTCGCTATCTTTACCTTGGACTTGCTGACCCAGAGTTGGGAAGATACCGAAGTTTGGTGGACCTGCCTGACCAGAATACAATTCAATTCTGTAAATTACGGTAGGAGTAATCTCCAGAGATCTGTAGTTGACTCTAGACGCTGGTTTTGGTGGCTCGCCAAATACAATTTGTCCACCAACAATAGTATAGGAAACGCCAGGTGCCTGAATCACACCGTTAATAGTAATCAGCAACTGATTCTGCTGGACGATAACCTGTTGACCTTCTACAGTAATTGGGAATTGCTTATCAATACCGTTAAACTGAGGTGAAATGTCGTCAAGTTTCTTCACGATAGAGGTCAAGATTTCCTCAGAGGAAGTCAGACGCTTTTTACGGAAGAGGACTTCAGTATTGTTGTAATCGGTGTAAATTGGTTGTGCTGCACCGAAAGATGTGATCTGGTTGACGTTGGAGTAGTTATTGATGTTAACTTCCTTCGTAAACTCAGTACCGACCTTTCTACCCGAAACATCCTTACCACCGACCAATTGCAACTGTCCAAACAGTTGGAATCCAGCAGGGTGATTGTTTTCAAGGATTTGAGTCTTCCATTTTGTGATGGGGATCTCAGACTTGATAACATAAGAGAAGTTCTGATAGAAGAAGGAATCTTGAATCTTTTGGACAATTTCGGAAGGTTTGCCGACGTTATCGATAAACTTACCAGGAGTCTTAGTCAAAGATCCGATATTCAACACACCACGAGCAATACTCATGTTATCGATAACACCAGATGCTTTGGAGATGGATCCAGTGACTTTTTCGCCCATTTTCCAATCTCCGTCGTAATCGACGATCTTGAGGATCTTAGGACCGATTTGCCAACCAGTATTAGTAGAAACCTTACCAGTTGCACTTGCAAGCTCAATTGCACTACCTTGGAAGACTTCTTCGCCTTCAAGGAAGCGAGATGTTGCAACAACTGCTTCTGCTTTACCACCGAAGACTTC